TGGTGATGCCTGTGAGCTGGGGTTTTGGGGGGCTGTTAGACACCATATCCCACTCCTTCGCCCCTGGCTCGCGGCTGTTGCATGTCTCGTGAGATAGACTCGCGGCATGACGGCACAGACGACGACCTTCTTCGAGGGCAAGCGGGCGGACGGGTTCTTCCTCTTCACGGTCTACCCGCCGCGCCGCGAGGGGGAGGTGACCGACTACCAGCTGCACGTGGTACCGCCGGCGGCGGTAGAGACCAAGCACAACTTCACCGACGACTGCTGGTGCATCCCGCTCATCGCGCCGGCGAGAAGCAACGGCCAGGGGACTGTCTGGCAGTACACCCACAACGCACAGGAGGAGCGTCACAGTGACGAAGCTGTTCGCGGCGACCGGGAAGATGCTGGGCAAGGAGGCCTGGACCAAGGCCTGGCATCTGCCCTCGGATCACAAGGAGCAGAAGACGGCCAAGCGCCGGCGCCGCACCCGGGAGAAGAGGGCGTGGCGGACGGAGGAGGCGACTGGTGGGACGACGGCCTTTTCGTGACATGAACTCGATGCGCCTTGACGAGCTGATGTCGCAGTACCGGCCCGGCTCCCGCACCGACTGGTGGCTCTGGTCTGACGAGTTTCAGGACCTCTGGAGTCGGCAGCCGGACTACATGGCCAAGCTGCTCGCGGACATCAACGCCAACGGCATCCACGACCCGATCTGCCTCGGTACCGACGGCCGGATCTGGGATGGACACCACCGCATCGCAATCGCCACGGCCCTCGGGTTTCAGCGGGTGCCGGTCGAGTGAGCGAGTACGTCCCGGCCGCCGCCGAGATCAAGAAGCTCCGCGACGACACCCGTAGCACCCACCCCGACGGCTACTACCGAGCGCCGTACTGGCTCTGCCGTGACGCGCTGATCCAGGCCCGCGGCGACCAGTCCGCGGCGGTGGAGTTCATGTGTCTCGTCCGCGCATAAACCGCCACGACTGGCGCAACTTTCAGACCTGCCAGTGCGGGGAGCCGGGGTGCTTCTCGTACGAAAATCGAAGGAGGACAATGCGTATCGACACACCCTATGAGGACCTTCTGTTCAGGGTCCTTGCCGACGGCGACTACAAGCCCGACCGCACCGGCACCGGCACCCGCAGCATCTTCGGAGCCCAGTTGCGCTACGACCTCGCGAAGGGCTTCCCGCTCCTCACCACCAAGAGGGTCCACTTCAAATCGATCGCGTACGAGCTGCTCTGGTTCCTGCGCGGCGATACGAACATCGAATGGCTGAACGACCATGGTGTGACGATCTGGGACGAGTGGGCCGACCAGCGTGGTGACCTCGGGCCGATCTACGGCGAGCAGTGGCGAACGTGGTACGCCGGCGACTACCGGCCCGCCATCGACCAGATCTCGAACGCTGTGAAGCTCCTGCGGTCGGACCCCAACTCTCGACGCAACGTCGTCTCGGCATGGAACGTCGCAGACCTCGACGAGATGGCACTGCACCCGTGCCACATCATGTTCCAGCTGTACGTCGTCGACGGCCGACTCTCGCTCCAGGTCTACCAGCGCAGCGCCGATCTCTTCCTGGGTGTGCCGTTCAACATCGCCTCGTATGCGCTCCTGACGCACATGTTCGCCGCGGTGGCCGGCCTGGAGGTCGGCGAGCTGATCTGGACCGGCGGGGACTGCCACATCTACGCCAATCACTTCGAGCAGGTCTTGGAGCAGCGCGGCCGAACTGCCCGACCGTACCCGCAGCTGCGACTCCTGGCCGACCGGGACTCGATATTCGACTTCGAGTACGACGACTTCGAGATCCTCGGCTACGACCCGCACCCCGCGATCAAGGCACCGGTGGCCGTCTGATGTGGGTCGCCTGGAGCGATCACGACGACCTGGACAAGCTCGAACCGATGACCTGGGACGAAGCCTTCGCCTACATGCGATGGCTGAGCACCCGCAACATCCCCGCCTACGCCCGAAAGGTGCCAGCGTGATCAAGCGCCACCACTACCGCCTCGCCGAGTTCGACAAGGACGGCATCTGTGAAGATGAAGCTCGAGTGGAACTCTTCAATCACCTTGTGCAGCAAGGGATCGACCCAGAGGCAATCACCTTCCATGATGCCGACCGCGCCCTGTTCAAGAACGGTGTCATCAGCCTCGATCCCGAGGGCGCCTACGTCCTCGTGACGGCGAGCGTCCGCCCGTGATCCTCCCGAACATGCCACCACGGTTCGCGCTTCTCGCATTCGACCTCGACACCAACGAGCTGATCTTCCGTGCCGAGCGCGCACAGTTTCTTCCGACCGAGCAGCCCGAGCGCGAATACCAGGACATCTGGGACCGCCAGGTCATCACCTGGTGCCCGAAGTACACCGACGTCCTCCTGCGCCTCCACGGCGACGAGCGCACCGGTGTCCAGTACACGCGGACGCTCACCAAGGCCCAGGTCGCCGAGATGAAGGAGGCGCTCGATGGGCTCGCCACCGTCGACTGAATCCTTCGCCACGTCGGCCCGAGCCCTGGGGGAGGCATTCCAGGCGCTGGGCAAGATGATCGAGGAGTTCGCCGCCAAGACACAGCTCGCCGACCTGATCTACAGCACGGACGGCTCGATCGCCGAGGGCGACCAGGTCACTGAGATCGAGGGCATCCAGCTCGTGCGTGTCCACGACCAGCGCCAGTGCGCCGGCCAAGCCTGCGTCATCCACAACCCGCTCGACCACCACATGCGCGACTGGACGCTGCATTGGCGCGACGACCGCAAGATCTTCGAGCGCATCTGCCCGAGCCATGGCTGCGGGCATCCCGATCCCTCCCAGTTCGACTACTGGGAGTCCGCCGGCCGCACCTGGGAGGCAGTCCACGGCTGCTGCGGGTGTTGCCAGTCAACCGAGAAAGCAGGTAGCTCATGAACGACCGCTACGAAGAGGACCGCAAGCGCCGCCGCCGCGACGAGGAGGAGGCAGCCCGCCGCCGCCGGTCCCAGGACGCGACCAACCTCGCGATCAACACGGCCATCTCCGCGGCCACGACCGCGGCCATCACCTCGGCCACCTTCTGAGTGGCCTGGTCTGACACCTCCACGGCACTGACCCCCGAGTTCCGCCGCAACCGCCCTTTGGTGCTGCAGCGGGACCGGGGGCAGTGTCGTCTTCGCTATGACGGCTGCGCTGGCGAAGCGACAGAGGTCGATCACATCAAGAACCGAGCCGAGGGTGGGGATGACTCCATGGAGAATCTCCAGTCGGTCTGTCCTCATTGCCACACGATCAAGACTCGCCGCGAGTGGGCTCGTGCTCGCCGGCGCTCCCGGGAGGCGGCCAGGCATCCGTGGACCCGGCTCAAGCACCCCGGCCTGAAATAGTCGGCGTGTCGCCGCGCTGTTGCGTGTCTCGTGAGATACCTTACGAAGACATCCCAGCGCCCGAGGAGTTGAGTATCGGGTGACACGCCTTGCCAGCGTGGTCGTCCCCGGTCAGAGCGGGAGGTGCACTCACGCCCGCAATTCGTTGCGTGCGTGGCGATCACAGCCCATCCACCCTGGATAAATAGAAGGACAGCCCGCCTGGGGGACGTGTGGCAGCGTAGCGGTGACTGTGAGCATCCCGGCCTGTAGGCAAGCGAGTCATACCCGCAGCCTGTTGTCTTCAAAGCGACCGATCCGACCGACGCGACCGACGCGATGGACAGCGCCCCGGCCCCTGCGAAAGTGGGGGGATCTGACCTTTGCGGTTACGGGGTTGCCGCGCTCCCTCACCTTCCCTCTGCTCCCTCTGCGATAGACGAAGAGCGGCCCTGGGTCAATAGAGTGTTGCGTGTCTCGTGTTAGACTGGCTGCATGCTCGGAGGGCGCGATCCGCTCTTCGACGCAGGGGTTCAGCAACCGACGCTGACTCCCATAGCCTCCGTACGTCTCAATTGGCAGAGCGGCCCGTCTTGTGGGGAGTGTGTGGGTTCGAGTCCCACCGGGGGTTACCAGACGCGATGGGGCGTCAACGCTCGGGTGCTGACAGTCATCCGCGCAAAGGTCTCGGCGGCTTCGGGGTGTCATTGTCGTGACACCCGCGGCCCGGCTGGGGGTGGCCTCCAACTCACCCTGCAATCAGCTAGCCTGCGCCCCATCGCAGCCACACCTCCCGAGCCCAGGGGAAGTGCCGGATAGCTACCGGCGATGGGTGAAGCCTCGCGTGATCGATCGTACGAAGCGGCGCGAGGGGTCCGAGGTCTGGCCGGCCTCGCTTAATCTACCGGCCGGAACTTGAATCGGACTGGGACCGGCCGGATTCCAAGAGGCCTTGAATCTTGTTGCGTGTCTCGTAGTCTGGAAGATGTAAGCGGTGGGATGCGCCATCGTCGCCCGAAATGAAACCAGTAAAGGGCCAAAGCAACGCATACCCTTCGGGGCCGGTTTCTCCGCTGACGTCATGTCCACGCGGGCCGCATGCCTCCACCTCACATCCCGACATGGGAGTCCGACAAATGAGTCATTCCATATCTGTCTGTCGCGCAGCCGTTTTGACGGTGCGCGATTTTGTTGTACCTGGGGGCGGTCGTGGCTAAGACCGGACCCGCACCCAAGGACCCATCGCAGCTGCAGGGCCACTACTCGGCCGCCAAGCTGGCTGGCGACGACTGGGAAGAGATCGACCCCGACAAGGTGGTCGAAGCCCCCGAGATCCCCGACTGGATTGACGCCAGCCCGCGAGCTGTTGCGATCTACGAATACCTCACATCCCTGCCTCAGTCCCAGCTCTACGGCGCTGGAACGTATTTCGAGCTGTGGATGTCGCTGCCCCTGATCGAGCGATACCTGTCTCGGCCGGGCGGCGAGACCTACAAGACCCTCGTCAGCACTCTCGGCACAGCCCTGCGCCTCACCGAGGACGACATGGCCAAGGCCCGCATCCGCATGGTCAAGGCCGACGAGCAGACTGACGACCCCTCCGAGACCAGTGAGCAGAACGCCCGAGTCATCGCGATGAAGGAACGTCGGAACCGACTCAAGGGGGCCTAGATGCCCCACGACCTCGTGCGAGCACCTGGGCACGACCGAGAGGTCAGCCTCGGGTGGCTCGCCGTCGCATGGATGGAGTGGTTCTGCGTCCACGGCCCCGGCGACATCCAGGGTCAGCCAGTCGATCCGATGATCGACGAGTATGTCGGCTTCGTCGTCGACACCTACGCCCACGACTCCGAGGGCAAGCGCCTCTACGACCACGTATTCCTCTCGCGCCCAAAGGGTTGCGCCAAGTCCGAAGTCGCCGCGCTCATCGCCATGTTCGAGGCGTTCGGACCCTGCCGCTTCGACGGATTCGCCGAGGGAGGCGAAGTCTTCCGTGATCCGTGGGGCTCGGGCTTCGAGTACACGTATCAGGCCGGCGAGCCCATGGGGAAGCGGCTGCAGACGCCGTTTATTCGGTGCATGTCGACGACCGAGGACCAGTCCGGCCTCGTCTACGACACCATCTACCTCAACCTCACTGAGGGCCCGCTCCAGGTCGCGCTCCCGCGCAAGGACATGGCAGGCCTGACCCGCATCGTCATCCCCGGTGGCGGCGAGATCGTCCCCTCGTCGGCCGGCAGCGCATCGAAGGACGGCGGCAAGGACACGCTCGCCATCTTCGACGAGACGCACCTCTACAACCTCCCCGGCCTGCGGTCGATGTACAAGACCGTCTGCCGCAACCTCGTGAAGCGCCGCAAGACCGCTGGCACCTTCGCCATCGAGACCACCACGATGTACGCCCCTGGTGAAGACTCGGTCGCCGAGCAGACCTACGACCTGGTCAAGAAGGTCAAGGCCGGCAAGGTCAAGCGCAACAAGCAGCTGTTCGACCACCGATTCGGCGACATCACCCCCGAGGATCTCCAGGACCAGGAGCTGGTCCGCAAGGCCCTCACGGAAGCCTACGGCGACTGCACGTGGAACGACGTCGACGGCCTCATGGACGAGATCTACGGCGCCCGCGACCCCGGCGACATCACCTCGATGTTCCGCTACTGGTTCAACAGCCCGTTCAGCGCAGAGAACGCCTGGATCGCCTCCTGGGAATGGAATGGCGCCGGCCTCATCGACGAGGACGAACTCGACCCCGACGAGCCCAACCCCAACCCCGATCCCATCAAGCCTGGCGACACGATCGTGCTCGGCTTCGACGGTTCCCGCAAGCGCCGCAAGGGCGTCACCGACTCCACCGCGCTGATCGGCTGCCGCGTCAAGGACGGCGCCATCTTCGAGGTCGAGATCTGGGAGCAGCCCGCGGACTGGAAGGGGGCCGAGGGCTGGGAAGTCGACACCGGCCGCGTGGACCTCAAGATCCGCGAGACCTTCAAGAAGTACCGCGTCGTCGGCTTCTACGCCGACCCGGCGCTCTGGGAAACCTGGGTGGCCAAATGGGAGGCCCGCTACGGCGACCGGCTCAAGCTCAAGTCCACCGGAACACACCCGATCGAGTGGTGGATGACCGGTGCGCGAGGCTCCAAAACCGTTGCCGCGCTTGAAGAGTTCCAGAACGCCGTCCTCGACCGCGAGTTGAAGCACTTCAACGAAGACATCCTCTCCGCGCACGTGCTCAACGCCCGCCGGTCCGAGACCACCCGCGGCGTGCAGATCCGCAAGGAGAACCCCGACTCACCACGCAAGATCGACGCCGCCGTTGCCGCGGTGCTCGCCTGGCAAGCCCGACTCGATGCCGTCTCCCGAGGCATCGCTGAGGCGCCGAAGAAGCGCATCGTTCGCAAGATCCGATAGGACACCGCATGCAGGAATCCGAAGACGTCGAATCCCCAGAGTTCTGGTTCCAGAAGACCATGGAGCAGTTCTCCAAGCAGACCGAGGACAGTGACCGTCTGGCGTCATGGGCCAACAAGCCCGCCGACCGTCGCGAGCGCCTCACGCTGCTCTGGGACTACGTCACCGGCAACCCGCCGCTGCCCTACATCTCGGACAAGTACAAGGACATCTTCGCGCAGATCATGCGCAAGGCCCGCACCAACTACGCCCTGCTCGTCGTCGAATCCATGGTCGACCACTCCAAGGTTGCCTCGGTCACCACCGAGGCCGACGAGGACTTCGACGGCGACGAGTACGCCGCGATGGTGCACGAAGCCTCAGGCTTCGAGTCGATGCACTCTGACCTGCAGACATTCCTCTACACCTTCGGCGAGACCTACGCCCAGGTCGTCCCGCCGGCCGAGGGTCTCGACGTGTCGACCACGCCGCCGATGATGGTCGCCGAAGACCCGCGGTTCTGCGTCGGCATCCCCAACCCACTCCTGCCCGGTCGCCTCAAGTCCTGGGTCAAGGTGTGGAACGACGAGATCCTCGACCAGCAGGTGGCCATCTTCTGCTACGCCGGCCAGCGACTGATCGCCCGCCGCACGCCCGAGGTCTACGCAGACACGTTCAGCATCGAAGAGTGGGAGTGGTCCACCCTCCCCGGCGAAACCGCCGTCAGCATGGACTACCTGGAGGCCTTCGGAGGCGTCCCGGTCGTCCGCTTCGAGAACAAGTACGCAATGGGCGAGTTCGAGCCCCACATCGACGTCCTGGACCGCATCGTCGACGCCGTCCTGCAGCGCGTGGTCATCCAGTGGTACCAGAGCTTCCGTCAGCGCGCCGTCTCCGGCGACATAGACGGGGGAGAGGACCTCACCGACGACGACGAGACCGACTCGCTCATCAAGTCGATGCACAACGGCGATGACGAGCTGCGCAACCTGTTCGAGGCCGACCCCGGCTCGCTCTGGCTGCTGCCTGAGGGCGTCCAGTTCTGGGAGTCGGGCAACACCGACTTCGGGCCACTCCAGAAGGCCATCCAGGACGACGTGAAGGCCTTCGCCAGCGTCTCCCGCACCCCGCTGACCATGTTCAACCCCGACTCGGCCAACCAGACCGCCGAGGGCGCCGCGACGATGAAGGAATCGCACCTCGACAAGGTGAAGAACCGCCAGTCGCGCCAGACCCCGGGCCTGATCCTTCTTCACCAGATCGCCTTCGCCATGGGCGGCCAGGAGAACCGTGCGGCCAAGGTCAAGATCCACTGGCAGAACCCCGAGCGCACCACACTGCAGCAGAAGGGTGACTTCATCACCAAGGCCGCCGGCGTGCTCTCGCGCCACCGCATCCTGGCCAAGGTCCTCGAAATGACCCCCGAGGAGATCCGCCTCAACGAGAAGGAACTGCTCCAGGAGGCGATGATGGCCGCGACCATGGCCGCATCCCTGGCACCCGAGACGCCCGAGGATGACCCAGAGGCCGACACGGAGAGCGGCAACGAACCCACCGAGGAGCAGGAGCCAGCCGAAGCTGAGCAGGCGGCCTGATGGCGGCCGACACCTTCCGCAGCCTGATCGACGTCTACGCGAGCCGACGAACCGCACGGATCGAGCGCAGCAAGTCGCACCTGGAGATGCTCTGGCGCCAGGTCGATCCGTACGACGGCTCCGCGGTCAGCGACTTCGCCGAGCAGGCGGCCATGATCTCCGCGGCCAGCCAGCAGCACGTCGCCCTGATGGCCTCCACGAAGCAGACCAGCGCCCTCGAACTCCTGGGCGCCGGCGACCTCGACTTCGCTCCGAACGTGCCAGATGAGGTCCGACTCTACAATCCCGACCAGACCTCCGATCACGTCCGCCCCATCCGCAAGCGCACGAATGCTGGCTATTCCGAACGCATTCCGCTGGAAGAGGTGTTCGATCGGCCGGCGCGAAAGTACCGGTACCTCAGGTCGGTCGGAAAGTCTCACACAGAAGCCCTTGAAGTTTCCGTCGAGCGTGTGAAAATTGCTATAGAGACCAATGTGATGCTCGCCGAACGTGAGGCTGAGAATCAGGTCTTCACCGAGGCAAGTAAGCGCAAGCGCGTAACCGGTTGGCGCCGAATCCTTCACCCCGAGAAGTCCGAGGGCGGCGCGTGCGGTCTCTGCATCGCAGCAGCCGACCGAATCTACACGGTGAAGGAACTCAAGGCCCTCCACGCACGATGCAAGTGCGACACCCTCCCGATCTACAAGGGTAACGACCCCGGCCTTGACCTGAACGCGCAGGATCTCGAATCGCTCTACAGCGCAGCAGGATCTACGGCCGGCGCCGACCTCAAGAAGCTCCGCTTCCTGGTCGAGCAGCACGGCGAACTCGGACCGGTCCTCGTCTCACCTAAGGGCGTGACCATCCCGTTCTACTCCGCAGCTGAGCCTCAGATCGACACGCTCGCAGCGTAACTCATTCTTCCAACCCGCTCGGGTTGGGCACTCAGGCCCGTCATGGGCGATCACATCCTATCCCGACAGGGGAGCAATACACGTATGTCCGACACCTCGCAGGTCACCGACAACCAGGAAGCCCAGGCAGCAGCCGCCGCAGCAGAAGCCGCGGACGAGCAAGCACAGAACGCCGGGGCCGACAACCAGGGCGGTGACGGCGACGATGCGCCGGTCACCTCGAACGGTAAGCCGTTCGCGATGGCCAACGGAAAGTCCCTCGGCTACCCGGCCGAAACACCTTGGCGCGAGATGGAACCCGAAGAGCAGACCGCCTACTGGATGCACCAGTCCAAGGGGTGGCAGCGCAAGGCCCAGAACGGTGAGGGCTCGGAGGAATCCGAGGAACTGACCCGACTGCGCACAGAGAATCAGCAGCTCAAGGATTCCAAGCTGACGGACGAACAGCGTGAATCGGCCCAGGCGCTCGATGCAGCCAAGCAGGCTGGCGTCGAGGAGGCCGAGGCCCACTACAAGCCTCTCCTGCGAAACCTGTTGCTGGAGAACATCGCCACCGGGGTCATCGGCGATGCGAAGGCGAAGAAGTGGGCGCCGACCGTCGACAAGGGAGCCTTCCTGGACGACGCCGGCGAACTCGATGGCGCAGCGGTGCTCGCACACCTGCGTGACATCTACGGCGAGGAGAACACCTCCAAGCCGCCGATCCCGGGCACCTACCAGCAGGCCGGCCAGTTCCAGCCCGGTGGCAAGACGCGCCCGAATCACATCGCCCAGAGCGATAGCCAGCTCGCCAAGCGATTCCCCGACGCCAAGTAACCCACTCTCCACAAAGGAAACCCCATGACAGACATCGCAGTTCGGACGACCTACGAGGGCTTCTCCGACAACCACGCCTGGGTCTACGCAGACATCGGCAAGCAGGTCTCCCGTCGGACCATCACGCTCGACACCACCAAGTTCGACAAGGCGACGGACTACCCGAAGGGCTTCGTCCCGTCCGGCACCCCGCTGGGCAAGGTGACCGCGACCGGCAAGTACGCGCCGTTCGACAGCACCGAGACCGACGGCACCCAGGTCTTCGAGGGCTTCCTCTGGACCTACACCGACGTCGTCGACGGCCAGGAGATCGCCGTGACCGCGATCTGGGACGGCCCCGGCACCATCCGCGAGAACAAGCTCCCGAAGGCAGCTACGGCAGCCCTCAAGACGGCGGTGGCAGCGCACGGCCGCTTCAAGTTCGTCACCGCCTGATCTCGGGCACCGAAACCACCTAAAGGACATCCTCCATGGCTGACAACATCCTCTACTCCCCGGTTCACCCCGACGCGGCGACGAGCTTCGTGCGGAAGATCCCGACGCCGGCGGACCACCTGCTCGCGAAGTACCTGCCCACCAAGGAGATCGTCGGCACCCGTGTCGAGGTCACCGAGGCCGTGCTGATCTCGCGGACTGCGAAGTTCCGTGCGTTCGACGCCCAGCCCACGAAGCTGGAGCGAGACGGCTACAGCAAGCGGCAGCTCGGCCTGCTCCCCGTCACCGTCGAAGGCGGCTACGGCGAGCTGGAGCGCCTCAAGATCGATCAGATGCGTCTGGCCGGCACGTCCGACCAGCCCATCGTCGAGGCGATCTACGACGACCTCACCAACGGCGTCGAGGCGATCCGCAACCGCATCGAGCTGGCCCGTGGTCAGCTGCTCTCGACCGGCCAGGTGGAGATCAACGAGAACGGCATCGTCGGTGCCGTCGCTGACTTCAACGTGCCGACGTCGAACTTCCCCGATGCCGCAGTCGCGTGGTCGGACGTCGAGAACGCCACCCCGGTCGAAGACCTCACCGCATGGGTGCTCGACTACAAGAAGAAGAACGGCTTCGCCCCCGCGGGCATGGTCGTGTCGCGCCAGGTGCTCAGCTACCTGCAGCGCAACAAGGAGATCCGCGTTCACGCGAACCTCCAGGCCAACGGTGGCCCGCAGCTGGTCGGCCTGGACGTCGTGAGCGCCGTCCTGTCGAACTTCATGCTGCCGCCGATCGTGGATGTCTACGACACCATCCTGAACGTGGATGGTGTGGACCAGCGCGTCCTGCCCGAGAACCAGCTCGTCTTCGTGACCCCGGTTGCCAAGACCCTGGGCGAGACCGTGTTCGGAGCGCCGTCGGCGTCGCGGGCACTGGCCGCCAGCTCGGCAGTGGAGCTGTCGATGGAGTCCGCACCGGGCCTCGTCGGCATGGTCATCCAGGAGCCGGACTTCCCGTTCCAGGAGAAGGTCATCGTCGATGGCATCGTCCTCCCGGTCCTGAACTCGCCGAAGGCTCTGTACTCGCCGACGGTGTACTGACCCCAGACCCCCTGATGAAGCCGGGTGCCGGATACCGGCGCCCGGCTTCATTCGTCTCCACCCCACCCCCTCTCAAAGGACCCATCAGCCGCCATGGCACGCCTCCGTAGCTTCGTGTTCGTCAAGGACGAGCAGAACCGCCCCGTACTCCTCGGCCCCGATACCGATGTGCCCACGTGGGCACTGGCCAAGATCACCAACCCCCGAGCATGGCTCGACTACAACCCCGACGTCGTGGTCATCGACTCCGAGGTCGTTGACGCCGTCACCGATGCCATCGAGGCCGCCGACGCCGCCGAAGCCGGCGCCCTGGAGGCCAGTCAGGACCTCGCCGCGGCACACGCCGACGCCACGGAAATCCTCGAGGAAGCCAACACTGAGCTGGCCGAAGAGCCCGCGGAAGCCGCTGAGCGACCGAATGATTCGGACTCCAAGGGCGAGTGGGTCGCCTACGCCGATGCCCGTGGAATCGACACCACCGGCCTGACGAAGAACGCCATCATCGCTGCTGTCGAGGCCGCTGACAGCGAGGCCTGACATGGCCGACTTCGCCGTCGCGCAGGACGTCTTTGACGCCTCGTGGGACCACATTGACCCGAGCCGCGAGACGTGGATCAGCACCCAGATCGGCCGCGCTGAGACTCTGCTCAAGACCAAGGTCACCCGACTGCAGAACGTCAGCTCACTCAGTGAGCTGGATGCCGCCAACGCGAACACCGCGGTGGTCAACGCAGTCCTGCGATTCATCGCCAACCCCAAGGGCATCAAACAGGAGTCGGTCCAGGACCAGAGCGTCACTCGCTTCGAGGACGCCCGCGGTGGCGGGATCTACTTCACCGACGAGGAGCTGTCGTGGTTCCGCCCGACAGCCCGCCGACGAGTCGGCAACATCGGCGTCGCGCCGCCGAAGTGGGGGCAGGTCTGATGGCCGACGTGAAGGTGCTGCGTGCACCAGCCGGTCGGGTCAAGCACGGCGAGAAGCACCGCGGCCTGGAGGATTCCCACGCGCTCTACGGCGTCATCGTCACGTGGTACGACACCGACGACATCAACTCCGCGTCGGGCCACGGCCGCGACGGCAAGAAGGTCGACGGAGAGATGTCGATCAACCCCGGCGACGACCTGACTCCCACCGACCGCGTCGAGATCGACGGCCTCATCTACAAGATCGAGGGCAAGATCATGCGCAAGCGAAATGACCTCACCGGCACCGAGTTCCGACCGCGAGTCCATCTCGTCCGCTTCGAGGGCTGATCGGTGGCCCCGCACAATGTGCGCTTCAAAATGGAGCGTGACTACGCCGAAAAGGCCTTGAAGTCACCTGCCATGCGTCAGATGATTGGTAGGAAGGCGAGGCTCGCCATCGCGCTGTTTCAGCAGCGGGCGACCAAACGCACCGGCGAGAACGCCCGGAAGATCCGCTCACGCACCGTCATTGGTGGCGACAAGCGAGATCGCATCGAAGCCCACATCGAGACCTACTCGGATCACAACCTGGCTCGTGAGTTCGGCACCGTCCGAAAGCGCGGAGGTTCCTACTCCGACGAGGTTGCCAAGCGGTACGGCCGAGACGTCCTCGGACGCGCCACATCTCGCTCATCTCGTGAAGCGGTCCTCGGTGGCGACAACCGCAAGCGCCTGTCTGTCGTCAAGACCCTGGAGGAGAAGTGAGCCTTCCCGACGTGGAGAAGCTCATCGAGATCTACCTCGACGACCTGGTCTACACCGACACCCACCTGCCCGAGCCGCCATGGGACGACATCTTCCCGATTGCAGTCTACAACCGACTGCCCGCCGGCGGCGTTGACGCAGACGGACTCACCGACCGAGCCCTGGTCGGATTCCTGATCATCGGCGAGACCCGCGACGCCGCCCAGTCGGCCGCCCGTGAGGTCACCGAGAAGATCCTGAACGACGGGCTCTGCTACGAGATCCACCACAACGGCCAGGACTGGCTCGTCGAAAGCGTCGAGCAGGTTTCCTCCGGCGCCAACGAGCTGGACGTCAACCCCGACAACCGATTTGTCGAACTGTCGTTCTGGCTCAATATCTCACTGAGGTTCTGACGCCGCCACTCTGAGCGGCCCCTCATTCTCGCGCACCATCGCGCATCTTCCCATCTCGCTGTGGCTGACAGCGTCTCATTTTCAGCCGCGAAAACCCTGCCACACCAAGGAGATTCAATGGCTGACAATGCGGCTATCATGAACGCGCAGAACAAGCTCGTTCGCAAGATGACGGCCGGCGCCGTCCTGCTCGGCGACCTGGACACCGACATCCCCGATGAGTTCACCACGGGCGCCCTTGCGGAGTTCACGGTTCCGACCGGATTCAGCTCGCTGGGCCTGACCTCGCGAGACGGTTCGCCGACGTTCACCCCCGAGACCGAGACCAGCGACGTCGACAGCTGGGGCCTGCTGGAGCCGTCGCGTTCGGACATCATCCGGCGCACGACCTCGGTGGCCTGGACCAGCCAGGAGACCAACAAGAAGGTCCTCGGCCTGTACCACAACGCCGACCTGACCGCGGTCACCTCGGACGCGACCACCGGCGAGACCCACGTGGTCGACCCGACCAGCCCCGACATCATCTACCACCGCGCCATCTTCGTCGGCATCGACGGCACCGGCGCGAACGCGATCTACATCCTCAAGATCTGCCCGCGCTTCCACATCACCGAGGTGGGCGAGCAGCAGTGGGGCGCCGAGAACGCGGTCGAGTACCCGTTCACCGGTTCGGCCAAGGTCGACGAGGACCTGGGCTACGCGGTGATGACCGTGTTCGGCGGCCCGGGCTGGAAGAAGATCGCGGTCGCCGCGGGCTTCCAGGCCGCTCCGTGACCCTGACCAACTGACCCATCGGCCCCGTCCGCTGTTTACTCCCCGGCAGCGGCGGGGCCGATTTTCTCTCTACCCCCGGGGATTTCATCCAGAGGAGTACCACCCATGGCCGCATTCGAGCCCGTCACCCTTGTCCACCACCGTACCGGCGAGGAGTGCAAAGCGTACTCGGCCGTCGGTCTGAATAACCTTGTGGCCGCCGGTTTCGCACGGAAGAATGAAGTCAGGCGATCGAACCCGGCCACTTCTGAAAAGGCCGCTGGGGACGCCGAATCCGCTCCGAGCACCGAGGTCTCGACACCCGTCGAACCGGTCACACCGGAAGCACCTGCCGAGGGCGTCGAGAAGCCCGAAACCAGCACCCGCGCCAAGCGTCGCTGATCACCACGAACTCAAGGGGAGTTTGAAACATCATGTCCAAGAAGGATTCCAAGGTCGAAGACGTCAACGACGTGGCAGTCGAGTCGCCGGTGACCAGCCGGTTCGCGAAACTGTTCGACGAGGCGATGGCCGACTTCACGCCGGCCAAGCCATACCCGTTCGATGCCGACCCTGAGAACGTCGTCTACATCACCCGGCCGGATTCCACGGAGCGGGCACTTGCACTGGCGACCATCGTCGATGACCGCGGCAACGTGGACGTCGAGGGACTGCGGCCGATGCTCGAACAGCTCTGCGGCCCCAACGCTTTCCCGTACGTGTGGCGCATCATCCGCGACGCACCGCTCGAAGTGACGATCGCCCTCGTGCTCGACATGCAGGACTGGTTCTACGGCTCCGCGGCCGAGGGTGCCAGTGATCTGCCGGGGGGTTCGCGGGGCTCATCCGAATAATCGAGGAACACGGTGAGTCCATCGAGTGGGATCTCCACGCTGAGCTGAACCTCGACCTGCTCGACTTCTTCCGCGGGCAGGCGCCATGGGCAAAGCTGTATCGGCTCCTCAGGAAACTACCTCAGGGGAGCCGATACAAATCGGCTCTGGCAGAAAACATGGAGCTTGCGAAAGTGCTCCTTGAGATGGAAGACCAACAGTCCGAAGACGATTGGATGTCGTCTCTCCTCGAAGACGAGGACGACGAATCCCCTGAGGACGAAGAACTTTCGCCCACGTCTGCCGTCGGTCACACAGCTGAAATCGAGCTGCTGATGAAGATCACCGACTGGCTCCAGACGCTCAATTCCACCCTCATCGGCGTCAATCAGGCCAGAGGGAAGCGGCCCCCGCGTGTGCGACCACATCCGCGCCCGGTGTCGGCAATCCAAGTCTTGAAGCGCGAGCGCGAGAAGACGGCAGTGCGAAGCATGCTGGCCGACCTCGGAGTCTCCAACACAGAGTGATTCGAGGAGTGTGCAGTGGCTCTCAACCGCTACCAGGCAGGCACTGCATGGATTCGGGTCACCCCCGACTTCCGCGACTTCGGCAAGAAGCTGGAACGCCAGGTCCAGGACAATCTGAATAGCGTCGCAGCCCGAGCGAAGGTCGATACGAAGAGTATCGATCGCGCTCGGGCTGAAATGCGTGCGCTCTCAAAGGAGACCGTCACCCCAGGCATCGAGCCCAAGGTGAACAAGAAGGCCCTCGCCCAGGCCGAGCGGCTCCTGGACGGACTCGACGCCAAGCGTCGCACCGCCGTCGTCACCGCTGAGGTCAACAAGATCAAGGCCGAGCAGGAACTGTCTCGCCTGACCAAACGTCAGCGAGTGGTCATCGAGGCCGACGTCGACGGCAAGTCGGTCACCAAGAACTTCGACAAGATCCGCACCGAGATCAGCAAGCGGATGGCCAAGGAGGGCCCGCTCACCGACGCCGGTGCCAAGGCCATCTCCCAGGCCCTGCGCCGCGCCCTCAAGACCGACGTCGCCTCGGCGGCCCTTCTGCCACACAAACGCGAGTGGGACGCCGCCACACGCGAGGCCAAGCGCCTGCAGGGCATCATCAACAGCGGCCGAGTCATCGACCCCCGCGAGATCGAGAAGGCCAGCGACGCGATCGTCAAGGCCGCCCGCGAGCGCACGAAGGCAGAGAAGGACTACGCAGACGCGCAGCGCGCCGCCGTCAAGCACACCCGGGAGCTGGAAGACACCAGCGCCAAACTGACGTCGCACGAGCGCGCTCAGGCCCACTGGGCAACCAAGCGTGCGAAGGCCAACAAGGTCGCCGAGCAGGCCAGCAAGCAGATCGCCAAAGCCCCCGAAGCCGAGGCCGAACAGCTCGCACGCATCGATCGCCTGCGCAAGGCCCGCGAGCGCGCCGACGAGAAGGTCGCCAACCATCCAGCGACAGCGACCTGGGAGAACCGCAACAAGACCCAGCAGCTCGAAATCGACCGACAGGCCCGCGCCGTCGCTCGCCTCGCCAAGGCCGAGGACGACCTCAGGATCATGCGCGAGGACGTCGCGGTCGCCGAGGCTCGACGCAACCGATCCACCGACAGCGTCAAGACCTATGACCGGCGCCTGCGCGCCGCCGAAGCGATCATCGAGCAGGAGAAGGGGCTCGTCAAGCGCGCCCGCACCATGGCCAACCAGGCAGAAGATGCCATGGAGACCGCGGCCGTGAAGCGCGAGCGCGCCCAGGACAAGTACGCCCAGGCGCTCGCCAACCACGAGGAGGCGCGACTCGGCGCCATCGCGAAGGCCGAGAACGAACTCGCCTCGGTTCGCGCCGCCCACACCGAGGCCATCAACCGCGAAGCTGCGGCGTCGGCCCGCTACAACCAGCTCCTCCCGCAGCAGACCCACGAGGCCCGCCGGCTCGCCGACTCCCTCAAGCGACTGCGCTCGCAGTCACTGTCCACCCGCGACGAGGTCGAGACCGCGCTCAACCGCGCCAACACCTCGCTCGGTCGCGACCGCGCCAAGGTGGACCTCCGCGTCGACGGCCGCGAGACAGACACCGCCCACAACCGGCTGCTGGAGCGCATGCCCAGCCACATCGCCGACTCGCGCATCGAGAAGGATGTCGTGGCCCGACAGGCTGCGATGAAGTCCGCGGCCGCCTACGACCGCACAATGTCGCAGCTGGAGCAGCGCACCTACGCCGTCCGCAACGCCGAGCGCGCCCTGGCTGACGCAACCCGCCAGCGCATCGCCCTCGAAGAGGCTGGCCAGATCACCAGCGAGCGCGGCGTGGCCGCACTGGAGCGCGAGGCCATCGCCATCGAGCGCGTGACCCACGTGCAGCGGCAGCAGAAGGTCTCCCGCGAGCAGGCCGACCGCGCCCGCGGCTCGTACAACCTCGCCAGCCGGGGCCTGGAAGACCGCATCAACCTCAACCCGATCCAGCGGTTCCTCGACAAGCTCGACCATGGCGCCAACCAGGTCATCGGCAAGATCAACGAACGACTGATCTTCGCCGGCCGACTCCTGTCCGCCGTCTCGTCGCTCGGCATGGCCGCGGCCGCCGGACTCGCCGGCCTCGGCGCGATCAACCTCGTCCCACTCGTCGGCTCGATCAGCCAGGTCGTCGGCGTCCTCGGACTCGTCCCGGCCATGGCCGCCAGCGCAGCGACCGCTATCGCAGCCATCGCCGTCGGCGCCAACGGCATCGGCGACGCATTCAAGGCCGCAGCCAAGCTGACCGACGCCAAGGCCAAGCCCGCCACGGGTGGCGGCGCAACCCGCGGCGCACAGCGGACGCTGGAGAACGCGCAGAAGTCACAGGCGCGCACCGCAGTCCAGGGTGCACGCCAGATCCGCGATGCCGAGAAGTCGGTCACCAAGGCGCAGAAATCGTCCGAGGACGCACAGAAGGACCTCACTCGCGCACGGGCCGAAGCTCGCGACGAGATCGAGGACATGAACCGGTCCCTCAAGGGCCTGGCGCTCGACGAAGAAGACGCCGCACTCTCGGTCCAGGAGGCCCGCAAGAACCTGCGCGAGACCATGGCCGATCCCGACGCGGACGCCATCGATCGCAAGCGCGCCAACCTCAGCTACCGCCAAGCTATCCAGAACCTCGACGACGTCCGTCGGGCCAACCAGGACACCCGCAACGAGGTCGCCGAAGCCAACCGCAAGGGCGTCGAGGGGTCCGACAAGGTCGTCTCCGCCCAGGAGCGCGCCACCGCGGCCCAGGAGGGCCTCGTCGAAGCGCAGCAGAACCTCGTCGAGACCCAGCAGGACGTGGCGCAGGCCAACGCCGACGCCGCCGACCGCATCGCCGACGCCCAGGAAGCCCTCGCGGCGGCAGCCGCCGGCGGGGCCTCAGCTGTCGACACCGCGGCCGCCGAGTTCGAGGCCTCCATGGAGCGCCTCGCCCCCAATGCCCAGGCTCTCGTCGTGGGCCTCCTTGGCGTGGGCGACGCATGGACCGAAGTCCGCAAGCGCGTGGGCCAGAACCTATTCCGCGGCATTGCCGATGATGTGTTCCGTCTGGCCAACGTCGGCCTGCCGGTCCTGGACAAGGGCCTGTCGAACACCGCCGCCGGACTCAACCGCGGCGGGCAGCACATCCTGAACTACCTCGCCAGCGCCAAGGGCCTGTCGGATCTCGACTCGATCTTCACCAACACCGCCACCTCGGCGGGTAGCTTCTCTGTCGCCATCTCCAATGGCCTGCAGGCCCTGATCTCGATGGCCGAGGTCGGCACCCGATTCATGCCGTGGTTCGGACAGTCCGTCGAGGACACCACCCGCCGCTGGCGGGCACTGGCTGACGCGCAGCAGGCCAACGGCGGCATGGAGGCATACTTCGCCCGCTCGATCGTCCGCGCTCAGCAGCTCGGCAGCATCCTCGGCGACATCGGCGGCATCATCGCCACCACGTTCCAGGCCACCTCGACAATGGGCCTGACCTCGCTCACCCACCTGAGCATGTCGCTGGAGCAGTTCCGCGAGAAGCTCAACACCGACGCCGGCCAGGACGGCATCCGCGAGTTCTTCACCAACGTCCGCGAAATGCTCCACGCAGCAGGCGATCTCGCCAGCTCGGTGTGGACTGTCATCTCCAACGACGTCATCCCCGCCCTGCAGATGGTCAACGACATCATGTCGCCGATCATCCGCCTGATCGCGGGCATCAGCGCCGGCATCAGCGACTGGGCTCCGCTCCTGCGCACCGCCCTGAGCGCCTACCTCGCCTTCCGAATCGTGAAGGGCACCTTCGGCCTGATCGGCACCGCGCTGACCAAGGTCGGCGTGAACATCAGCACCCAGACCGGGCTCGTCGGCGCACTGACCCGCGCCTGGACCGGCGCCACCACCGCGATGAACGGGTACGCCGCCCGCGCCATCGGCCTCAACACCGCCAGTGCCGCCATCGCGACCACCACCGCCCGCACCGGCGCGCTCGCCGGGGCGATGGGCAAGGTGTCCACCGGAGCCCGCAACCTCTTCTCGTTCGTGGGCGGACCGGCCGGCATCGCCGTCGGCGCGCTCGTCGTCGGCCTGACCGCCTGGTACGGCGCCAACCAGAAGCTCGACGAATCCACCAAGCGACTCACCGAGAACGCCAAGCTGGCAAAGAAGGCCCAGGAGAACCTCCACGACGCGATCGAAGGCGGCCGCGGCAAGTCGACACCCGAGATGCTCGCTGCCACACAGGAGCACGTCGAGGCGATCGTCCAGCAGTGGCAGATCCTGTCCGAGGCCAAGCCCGGCAAGTTCGATCTGTTCGGCGGCATGGTCGCCGAGATCGCAACCCTCGGCAAGAGCGACCTGTTCAACAAGCAGCTCGACGCCAAGCTCGATGAAGAGTCGGTGCGCAAGTACGTCGACGTGATGAACGACCTCAAGCTCACCACCGAGGACATCGCACTGGCACTCTCGGGCACCGACGAGCAGTGGGCGGCCTTCAAGACGCGGCTCGACGGCGCCGGTGAATCCGGTGCGGCCTTCGCCCGCCAGATGGAGCTGCAGCGGTACGAAATCCAGCAGCAGCGCGAGGCTATCGCACAGCTGGAGCCCGGCTACCTCGACCTGCAGGCGTCCCTGGGAATCCTCGCCGACACCGCCTCGTCGACCGCCGACAAGTTCGACGCACTGAGCCAGGCCTTCAAGGCGCTCATCCCCGGCAACGAGGAGCGCGAGGCTGTCGCCAAGTTCGGCAAGGCCCTCGAAGACATCCAGTCCAAGATCAACTCCGTCCGCCCCGACGGCGGCTTCGGCGCTGAACTGCTGCGCCCTGACGGCGATCTCGACCTCACCAAGGGCAACGCCATCGTGCTCGACCAGGCCATCCAGGATGGCCGCGACACGATCGGCCAGATGCAGATCCAGGGCGCCGACCAGGCCCAGATCGACGACGCCTGGGCCCAGTGGACCCAGCAGGTCGAGACCCTCGGCGCAGCCATGGGCATCACCGGCGGACAGCTCGACACCCTCCTGGAGAAGCTGCGCGCCACACCCGATCAGGTCACCACCCTCGTCGCCGTCCAGGGCATCGACAAGGCCGGACAGGACCTGGTTGCCCTGCGCGCCAAGTTCTCCGACCTCGCACCCGGCGAGACCCGCACCATCAAGGTCCGCCTCAACGACGAGAACAGCAAGCAGGTCATCCGCGACCTCGGCGGCGAGATCGAGGAACTCGGCAACGGCCAGGTCGCCGTCACTATCGACGAGGCGACCTTCAACGACGGCTTCGACCGCACCGTGGCCAAGATCCAGGCGCTCAACCTGATCAAGTCCACGGCCACCGTCGACCTCGACACCGGCCAGCTGCGCCTCGAAGCGGGCCAGGCCGCCAACATCGTCAACCTGCTCGACCAGTACAAGGCCGACCCGGTCGCCCGCCTGCTCATCGATCAACTGCAGGCGAACTCGGCCGTCGCCATCACCTCCCTCGATAGCATCGAGCGCACCGAACCCAACCCGGTCGTCGACGCAAACATCCAGCCCCTCAAGGACAAGGTCGCCGAAGCCAAGCGCGACCTCGATGGTCTGGCCACCCCGTGGGACATGCTCACCGCCATCCACGCGCCGATGCCCGACGGCAGCCGTCCGACCCCCGAGGTCATGGAGCAGCGCCAGCGCGAGTGGGCCCAGAAGCACGGCCAGGCACCCACCGGCCCGGCGCCCGAGAGCGGCGTCCCCGGCGTCCTGCAGCCCGGCGACTTCGCCAAGCCACGCAAGCCCGGCAACTACCGCGGCGGCCGCATCCCCGGCTTCTCAATCGGCGGCATGCTGCCCACCTCCGGCCCGGGCACCCAGACCCGCGACGGTATCTACGCAGTGGGCCCCGACGGGCTTCCGCGGGCCATGGTCAACGGCGGCGAGTGGGTCATCAACCCGGCTATGTCGCAGAAGTACAGCGCGCTCCTGGCGCTGATCAACGCCGACAAGCTCACCGGATTCGCCAACGGCGGCACACTGCCGGGCGGAAAGCCCAAGCAGGGCGCAGGCATTCAGCTCGGACCCGTCGGCGACCCGTTCGCCGCGATGGTCCAGGGCGTCGGCCAGCTCGGTTCCATGTTCACCTCGGCCCTCGACGGCGAGGCGATCCCGGCGTGGACCCAGTTCGCGGCGCAGCTGCAGGCCGGTGCGACGTCGTTCATCAACCCGGCACTGACCGGTGTGTCGACCATGGTCACCGCACTCGGGCAGAAGTTCCCCGAGGTCGGCGGCCTGATCACCCCTGCCTGGCAGACCATGTCGGATGCGATCCTCGCGGCCAAGACCACGACGATCGATCCCGTCTTCTCGGGAATCCAGGGCGGCCTGACCACCGTCGAAGGCGCATTCACCAACGGCGTCAACAACATCCGCACCCAGTGGGCCGGCATCCAGGAAGCCACCGCGGCTCCCGTGCGCTTCACCATCGGCACCGTCTTCAACGACGGACTCGTGGGCATGTGGAACTCTGTCGCCGACCTCATCGGTGCCACGAAGATGAACCCGTACGTGGCCAAGTTCGCCACCGGTGGCGTCCTGCCCGGCTACACCCCGGGCCGCGACGTCCACGAGTTCTACTCGCCGTCGCTGGGCGAGCTGCACCTGTCCGGCGGCGAGGCCATCATGCGCCCCGAGTGGACCCGCGCCATGGGCGGCCCGGCGGCCGTCGACAAGATGAACCAGGACGCCCGCGCCGGCAAGCTCAAGCCCATCCACGGCGACCCCGCGGTGTACCGCAACGGCGGCGTCTTCGGGCGTTTCGCCAGCGGCGGCACGATCGCGAACGGCTCCGAAATCACCTCGCCCATCCAGCGGGTGATGTGGGACGCTGTCCGTACAGCCTTCCCGAATGTCGTTCTCTCCTCGGGAACTCGCTATGCCGACGTCGGCTCCGGCTTCGACAACCACATGGGCCAGCGCGCCCTGGACCTCACCGGGCCCATGCCCGAGATCGCCCGCTGGATCTACCAGCTCAACAAGGTCCAGCCGGTCGAGGAACTGATCCACGCGCCGCTCAACGGCTGGCAGAACCTCAAGGCCGGGCAGCCGCTCAACTACGGCGCCGGCACCGACGCTGACCACCTCGACCACGTGCACTGGGCGATGGCCAGCATGCGCTCGTTCGCGGGCAAGCTCGTCTCGATGGCCATGGGCAATGGCCCGCTGTCGCAGGCCGCGGTCATCTCGCCCGAGGAGATGGTCCGCAACACCCTCGCACCGATGAAGGACGAGCTGGCCACGAAGGTCGCTGGCGGCAAGTTCCCTGGCCAGATCGGCACTCTGCCGGCCAAGGTCGCCGAGTCGATGACCAAGTCGATCGAGGCCAAGGCGATCCAGCTCGCCAAGGAGATGGGCCTGTACAACGGCCCGGCCATCGCCGGGGGCGGCAACGTCGAGCGGTGGCGGCCGATGGTCATCGCCGCCCTCAAGAAGCAGGGCTTCGAGCCGTCCAAGCGCAACCAGGACCTGATGCTCTCGCAGATCGGGTCCGAGTCGGGCGGCGACCCGAATGCGATCAACCTGTGGGACTCGAACGCCCAGGCGGGATACCCGTCACAGGGCATCCTGCAGACGATCCCCTCGACGTTCGAGGCCAACCGCGACCCGTCGATCCCGGGCGGCATCACCGACCCGTGGGCGAACATGAACGCGGCACTGCGGTACTACCGCGGCAAGTACGGCCCCGACCTCGGTGCCCAGTGGGGCCAGGGCCACGGCTACGACCGCGGCGGCATCTTCGAGGACGGCACGTTCGGCTTCAACACCTCAGGCAAGCCTGAGGCCGTCTTCACCAACAAGCAGTTCCTCATGCTCGACAAGCTCGTCGAGTCGCTGCTCAACCCGAAGATGTTCGCTCGCCTGACCGGTGAAACCCCGGTCGCGGCGAACGGTGCCAAGGTGGCCCCGAAGGCGACCGAAGTCGACCCTGAGTACATCGCGCTCGGCGAGAACCCCGAGGCCGTCAGCCCCGAGGTCGCGGAGATGTACAAGAAGTACGGCACCCCCGTCCCGGGCACCAAGAAGAAGGACGACCCGAAGGCCACCGACCCGGCAGCCCCGGCTGACCCGGCAACCCCGGCAACACCGCCGGCAGTCCCGACCCCGGCCGATCCCAACGCCCCGGTGGACCCGAAGACGGGCAATCCGCCGCTTCCGACGGACCCGAAGGCGACCGCTCCGACCACGCCGCCGAGCACCACCAACCCGCAGATCCCGGGCGCGGACCCGACGAAGCCGACGGTCCCCGAAGAGCCGGTTGACCCGCTCGACAGCTACAACGGCCCGTTCTCGGACATCCTCAAGAAGGGTCGGCTCATCGGGCAGGCCGCGCAGGGGCTCGCGAGCCCCGACGGCCTCGCTCGCATCGGTGACATCGATCACGACTACAAGAAGGCCAAGGCTGCCAAGCAGCGACTGGCCGTCGCGACGAAGTACCGCACCGACGCCGAGGGCCTGGTCTCCCGTCTCCGCGCCGAAGGCAAGGAGAAGGAGGCGGCCGAGGTCGAGGCTGGCATCGCGGCCAAGGAGCGCGAGCTGGCCGGCGGCGATCCGCAGAAGATCGCCGAGCTGGCATCGCTCGCCGATGGCGAACCGGCCAGCGAGACCTTCCGTCTGCAGGCCGAGGAGTCGTTCAAGCAGTACCTCGCCGAGAACGCGATCGGCATCAGCGAGTCGGTCGTTTCGGCCGGCATTGGCGCCGCAGGTAACTCGGGTGCCGGCGACATCATCATCAACGGCGGCATCCGCACCAACTCCTGGAACGACGCTCAGCGCAAGATCGAGCGGACCCGGAAGCGGCAGTCGCGTCAATCAGCACGGGCAGGATTCCGATGATCATCACCAATCCCTCAGCGTTCCTGCGGGATGACCGCACCAAGGTCATCTACTTCGGGATCGACGGGTCAGTGTGGCACCTCTCGGGCTACGGCCAGGGCCGCGAGGGTGCGACGCTCGGTGTCGAGCCGGGCATGCTCTACATGCCCGACATGGAGCTGCTCTACCTTGAAGGTGCACGGCAGGACGGCGCGAAGTACCAGGACACCGTCCTGCCGCGGCGCGAGATCGACTTCGAGGTACAGATCGCGGGAAAGACCAACCGCGAGTTCATGGCTCGCAACGACGCATGGTGGCGAGCGTGGTCGACCCGTACGCCGGGCACCCTGGCCATGTTCACCTCGTCGACCGGGTGGCGATGGATCAAGGTCCGCCTCGCCGGAAACATCGACACGAAGTGGGGCAAGGACCCGTCGCTGATCAAGGCCTGCGACTACGACATGACCGCATCGGCCGACGATCCGCTCTGGCGCACATTCAAGGACAAGTCGCACTGGAAGAACACGGCCGCAACAGGTTCGGGCGTTCTGCAGTTCCGCAACTGGGCTGACCATGAGGCCTACCCCGAGTACGTCATGCCGGGGCCGGGGACCTACTCGATCCAGGATGGACCCGACGGTGAGATGATCCCGCTCCCGTACATCAAGTACGGGCAGACCCTCCGTCTCGACACCCACCCCCTGCGCCTCATCCTCCGCATGTACGACTCCACCACTGGCGTCGACGGCCGGTCATTCTGGCGCGGCATGGGCACCCGGCGATTCCGCGGATCGATTGCGCCCTGGAGCGATTCGGTGATCAAGGTGGCGGTCGAGGGTGGCGACGTCGAGGCCCAGGTCTACGGCATCATCACGCCCCGCCATCTGCGTCCGTTCTGACCGCACTGTTGCGTATCTCGTACTCACAGCAAGGATCTCAATGACCACGGCTATTGGCTCATCGGCGAACTGGAATCCCGAGGCCGCCGCGTCCTACCTCCGCGAACACGACGTCCAGGAGACCCAGGACCTCCTGGACCCCTCGGTCGAGGTGCGGATCTTCGACAAGTACTACGACCTCGCCGAGTTCGCCCAGGACTACATGGACCTGGAGTTCACGATCAAGCGCAACGGCGCCGGCGCACTCTCGATGACCCTGCCCGGCGATTCCCTGTGCCGTGACCACATCTTCAACAACGTCGACGGCGCCGATGCCATCATCCCGATCATCGTCGACACCGCGGGATTCCAGTGGTCGGGCCAGGTCGACACTGCGTCCATCGTGCTCGACGAAAACGGCATCGAGACCATCGAGATCACCGCGCTGCACGACTGGGAGTGGTGCAACCGAATCGCCATGTGGCCCTCGCCATTTGCGCCACTTGAGGCACAGTTCCCCAAGCGGATGATCGGGATCGGCCCCGCGGCTACCATCATCAAGACCTTCTACCGCGCCAACCTCATCCGCCTGCAGCTACCCCTCTGGCGGATGCCCGCCCTCAACGAGCTGTTCGACGCTGAGTCGTTCAACCTCCCCGCAGCCGCGGTCGGCACGGCGGTCGGCGGCGGGATCGGGGCCGTCATCGGCGGCGTCGCCGGGGGAGCGGCCGGCGGCGCGATCGGCACCGTGGTCCAGCCCGCCGGCGGTCAGGCCGCGGGCATTCCCATCGGCGCTGGTGTCGGTGCGGTCGTCGGCGGCGTCGTCGGCGCGGGCATCGGTGGTGTCGTGGGCGGCTACGCCATCGGCCAGGGCGATCCCAACTTCCCAGTCGCCGTCGTTCCGCCGGAAGGGCTCCGCGACACCACCAAGTGGTGTGCGGTGTCCGCTCGCATGCAGATGGGCGGCGAGCTGTTCGACCAGGTGCTCAAGGACTCCGGCCTGGCCCTCGTCGCCCGCGTGTTCATGCCAGGCGAGCACGAACAGCCAGCGCCCGAGCACTTCACCCTCAACCACCCCACCATCGTCCTCGACGTCGAGGACCACACGGGCGTCACCGGGCCCACCGGCACTGTCATCGACGGAATGCTCTGGTGGTCCACCGAACTCCTCGGCGACATGGTCACCGAGGTGCTCGGCCAAAGCTCCAAGGAGAAGGGTGACCTGGTCTCCGACGACGACCTCAACGAGGTGTCGAAGTGGCTCGGCCTACGCAAGGCCCGCCCCGATGTCGTCTGGCTCGACGGCCAGTACTCGGGCATCATCTCGGGACAGGTCACCATCCACAAGCCGATGGCCCGCGACATCATCGTCGGCGGCCGCAGCCCCGGCTGGGTGAACTCGCTCATCGACGTCGGAATGTCGCTGCTGCTCAACTACATCGGCATCCTTGCCGCAGCACCCGGCCTGTCCTCGATCTACACCGGACAGTTCGACGACATCCTGCTCGCATACCAGCGATTCACCGACGCCGGCCGGGCCATGCGCGCCGGGCCCTACCTCTACCACGAGCACGTCGTCGCCGACGCCTCGTCCGCCTACACCATCGACGGCACCATGTCCGGCCGCGGGGGAGTGTGGGACACCCGCGGCTACACCTCGAAGACGGTCAAGGTCCGCGACGCCAACCCGTACATCTTCGGCGTCGACTACGGCATCGGACACCTGGTCGGCTACGAGCTGGACGGTGTGATCTGGACCGACTACGTCACCGAGGCCACCTTCTCCGACAACCGTGAAGAGCGGGCATTCTGGGACATCACCATCGGCGACGGCTCCGACGAAGAGTCCGACGGCGTTCGCGCACACCGCAAGATCTCCGGCCTGTTCTCCATCGCGAAGGATCTGGCCACCGACGTCGGCGCCGACCTTGGTCTCGGGGTGATCTGATTCGACGGCAATTCCCCGTTCTCCCGGAATTGCCACTTTTGCTCAAGAGGCCTGTTTCACCCGGCCGGGCGGCGTTACGATCGAGATGAACGATCTGGCCGCTCGGCCATTTTCTTGCGCTCACTCGACATCCGAGTTTGATTGCGCCTCTTCATCTCTAACCTTGATAGGTGGCGCCTTATGGCCGACGAAACCGTGATCATCCTCCGTCACACCTACCACGTCCAGCGCACCGGATACACCTGCGGACCTTCGGCTCTGCTCATGGTCCTATCCACGTTCGGCATCAACGTCGACGAGGCCACGCTCGCACGGCTCTGTGGCACCACGTCCGACGGCACCGGAGACGTGAACAACATCATCCCAGTTGCCAAGCGGTACACCAAGGTTGACTGGCGTCGCACCGGCGGCATGTTCGACCCGCCGAGCAAGGCGCAGAAGGAGCTGCTCTGGCAGCGGCTGGTCGAGACGGTCGCGAACTCCCGCCGCGGAGTCGTGGTCAACATCTGGGCGCCGGCCGACAACCACCCGCCCGGCTACCCGAACTACATGATCATGCACTACATCGCGGCGGTCGGAATCGACCTCGTGAACCGGCGGATCTACATCGCCGACAGTGCACGATTCGGCGGCATCGAGCACTACTGGCTCAGCCTCGACAAGCTCGCGAGCCTGATCCCGCCCAAGGCGATCATGTCGCTGCTCAATCCCGTCGTCCCGCCCAGCGCAGACCCCTTCTCGGTGTTCACCGCCGACCAGCTGCGGCTCATCGTCGCGGCCGCACATCAGGTCGCAGCACCCCAGGAGAGCGTATGACCTTCCGCCGCGTCTACGGCTACGACTGGTCTGAAAATGGCTGGCGCATGTGCAATTCCGACGAAACCGTCGTCGTTACGGTCGCCGGGATGGGCCTGCGTGTCCGCTCGGGCTACGCGGCCATCGTGCTCGAAGCCTGGCTGCGCTGGTACCACGAGAACGCCGACCGGATCGATGAGTACAAGCCACTCGACGACTGGGGCTGGTCGGCCACCAACGACGTCTATACCTCGAATCACCTGTCCGGCACCGCCGTCGACATCAACGCCACCGAGTATCCGTGGGGCACACGCACCATGTCGGCCGCCCGCAAGGCGAAGATCCGCGAGGGGCTCAAGCTCTTCGAGGGAACGATCTTCTGGGGCGCCGACTGGGACCGCGCCGACGAGATGCACTTCCAGCTCAACAGCGGAACAAACTCCGGCACAGGCGCTTCCGCCAAGCTCATCGACTTCTGCAAACGACGAATCCGCAATGGACGTCTCATCACCGACACCGAGGAGGACGGTCTCATGGCCGCAATCTCAGACAAGGATGCCGTCACCGTAGTCGGTGCCGCGATCCAGACCGCGAACGCCCAGGAGGACAACGGCGCCAAGAACGCCGACGACCGCACCTATGGACCGCGTGCGCTGCGTCACCCCGATCTGTACAACGTCGCCGGCAACGAGCGACTCCGCAAGGCCCGCAAGAAGCTGGGCTACCTGCGCGCCATGGTCACCGACGTCTGGAACGAGGTCGTCTTCGACGGCTACGTCGCCGAGGTCACCGATCCGCGCCTGGAGGAGGGCAAGTTCGGCAGCCTCGTCGGCTTCGTCCTGGCCTCCCACGCAAACGCCCGCGAGGCAAACCTCGTGGCTCAGCGCGTCGCCGACAAGCTCGGCGTCGACATCTCGGACATCGTGAAGGAGTCCTGACATGGCAGAAATCAGCGCCCTCGACATTCGATCCTGGTCTGACGTACGAGCTTTCGTCCACGTCGCCGCACCGGGCATCGGTGCCACCCTCGTCGGCACCTCCGCGTTCGCAGGCAGCGGCCAGGCTGTGCTCGCCATCGTCGGCCTCATCGTCGCACTGACGAGCCCCGCCCTGTCGGCAGTCAACACCGCCGACGGCTTCCGCAAGTACTTCTACCCGGCCGTCGGTGCGCTCGGCGGCCTGCTCGGCACCTTCGGCATCGTGACCGACACCCAGTGGGCCCTGTACACCTCGATCGCGGTCGTACTACTCGGTGCCGGTACCGCCGGCGCGAACACCCCCACGACATCGGCATGGTCGGTGAAGGCAGATCCACACGCCGTCGCCGCCAAGGCTCCGATCTACGAATGATCGGCGCCACGCCACATGATGATCTCCAAGTTCCTCAAGTGGGTCGATAGCGAGAGCCTCCGGCTGCCACAGGCGATTCTCTACAGCGCCTTCTGGCTCGCCGGGGTCTACATGCTGGCCCTCAATCGGACCCCATCCGTCGTTCAGGACGCGATGGGGTCCGTGTGGCACTTCGCTTGGGCCGCAACCCTAGTCGCATGCCCCATGCTGGTACTGATCGGGTACCGCATGAAGAACCAGTACACCGGTCTCTCAATCCAGCTTGGCTGTAACGCCGCAATCACATTGAGCCTCATCGCATACGGAGGGTCACTCCTCGACCAGGGGCTCCTCGCAAAGGGCACGTTCGCCCTGTTCTCCACGGCCGCCCTGGCTGCGGTCACGGCCGTCATCACCCTGCGCGACTGGCGCCGAATCAAGCTGATCGAGGACGTCGCAAAGGAATTGGACCGCGTCGACAATGAGTCCTGACTTCATCAACCTACTCATCGGCCTCGGTGCTGGGTCGGTCATCGTCGCGGTCATCAACGGATTCTTCAACCGCGGCGGGAACAAGGCCACCGCAGCCAAGCTCGTCGCCGACACCACCAAGGTCGCCCACGACATGGTCATGGAGATCGCCGACGACCTGCGCGAGGACAACGCACACCTACGCAACGCCCTCGCCGACATGAACGCCAAGTTCGAGGGCCATGAGCGCCGCCTGGAACTCGCGCTGAGCCGCCTCGACCGCACTGTCGGTGAGCTGCAGAGCGTCATCCCCCTCATCGAGCAGGCCGGCCACCTGAGCCGCGCAGACCACCTTCGCCGCGTCGTCGCCGACGCCACCGCCGAGACATAGAAGGACCAATGACCACCTACGACGAACTCTATGGCCCGCCCGTCGATGTCCTGCACCCGACCGTCAAGGTCTACGCGGTCGACGACAACGAGGGCGTGCCGATTCGTCACCTCGCCGTCCACCTCACCCCAGGCGAGGGCCGCATGCTCCTGCCGCGAGGACTCAAGGGGGACAAGGGCGACGATGGCGCGCCGGCCACCGCATGGCAGATCAAGGGCGAGCGCACCACCGCCCAGCTCGCGGCGCTGACCCTCGGCGCATCCGAGAAGGGCTGGGCCTACAAGAACTCCCAGACCAACGCCCTGCACTACTGGGACGGCACCGGATGGATCGTCCTGACCGACGCCTTCGGCACCGACGGGCCGGTCGGCCCCGCAGGCTCCCTCAGCGGCGTCAATATCCAGATGAAGGCCGCCGGCACCGAGCCCGAGGCCTACCTGACCGGACCAGTCGGCAACCAGTCCCTGATCCTCATGCTGCCCGAGAAGCCCGGCCCCAAGGGCGACGCTGGCCCGGCTGCGGCCATCGCGTCGGCGAGCGACTTCGACACGACCACGTCACCCGCAGCTGGCGACTTTCTCACCCGGCTGCCGAATGGCAAATGGGGCCCCGGGTCGAGCCCCCGCACGCGCTACTACAGCATCCCCGAGGGCAACTTCACCGACACCGGCGACCTCTGGAGCGGGCAGCGCGCCACCCTGGTCAGCCTGTCACTCGACCAGCTCACCTACTCCACGTTCCTCGAAGTGACCGGCCACATGCGCGTCGGCACCGGCATCCCGGCATCCAGCATCTCCATCGAGGTCCGCATCGGCGACGCGGCCACCGGCGAGCTGATCGCTCGCGGCTACACCTCCTCGCGCACCGGCGAGGACGTTGTCGCCATCCACCCGCACTTCTCAACCAACGCGCAACCCAGTCGCAACGCAGCACCGGGAGGCACCGTCGGGATCGTCCCCGCCTCGCACACCGGCACCGCAGGCACTCTCTACGTCACCGCGGTGCGCACCAGCGGTCTCGGCTCGGTCCGTGCGTTCTCCGACGACGCCCAGCTGCTCATCAAGCGACTGCCGGCGGTCTAAGGGGCCCCGTTGAACGACAACAGCAAGAAGGCCGCCGAGGCTCTCGTCCAGCACTTCCAGGGCATGGTCGACGGGCAGGCCGGCAACATCCAGGACCTGTTCGACTCCCTGCTCCCGGTCCAGGACTTCGTCAACGCGATCCTGGAAACACTCGGCGGCAACCCCACCGCGATGGCGACCTTCTTCGCCACGTGGGCCGAAAACCTGCCCTGGCTCAAGGACTTCGAGAACTGGGTGCCCAACATCGGTGCCGACCTCGCAGGCCTGCGCGACGCGGTCGAGGGAACCTACGTCGGCAATGACGTGGTGCTCAACGCCATCCAGCGCGCAGTCGGCGCGATCCGCTCGCTGGCCGGCGGCCTCATCGACCCGTCGCGCATCCCGCAGATCTTCCTCGGGCAGCTGTCCAACCAGCCAAGCCCCAACCTACTCAGCGGCTTTGGCGACTTCTCGGCGGCCGGCACCATCGACGGCGGCGACGTCTGGGTCTGGGACGAATCCGAAGGCCACACCACCCCCGGCTCCGTTCGTGGCACCGCCGACGGTGAACGTCACGTCCTGACCTCCGAGCTGGTCTCGGTCAGCGAGGGGCAGAAGCTCGACCTCTCGGGCTGGGCGAAGTGGGCCCAGCCGAAGTGGCCGAACATGCTCACCTATTCGCAGGCGACGCTGGAAACCGATGAGTCCGTACTCGTTGCGACCCCCATCGCCCGGCGCCTGAACTCGAACAACGCCGTGCTCACCCGCGACAACTCGTGGTCCGACGGCGGCAACTACTCGGTCAAGCTCACCGCAGACAACAAGGCCGACACCAACTTCAACTGGGGCGGCGATGGCGTCTTCGCGCCGCCCTACAACGCCCCCGGGTCATTCCGCATGGGCACCCAGCCGGGCCGGACATACCGCATGTGCGCGACGTTCCGGCTCACCGAGGCCATGACGTCGGCAACGACAGGGAACCGAAGCCTCGGCCTGACCGCCTGGTACACCCGCGGCCAGGGCTCCCACACCAAGGTCAACATCGGCGAGGCGGCGCCCAACGCAGCAGGCGAGTACCGCCTGGAGGGCGACTTCACTATCCCCGCCGACGCCACGGGCGCATTCTTCCGCATCTACTTCGGCTACACCACCGGCACCATCTGGATCGACCGGATGGGCCTCTTCGACATCACCGATTCGGTCCCGCCGGCTGGCTACTATGTCCAGCCGCACAACGGCATCGGTGACACCTACACCCTGTCGGTCATTCCGCAGTCGGGCGACATCGCCGGCGCAGAGTCCGTCATCAAGGCCATCGCCAACCCCTCAGCTTCGGGCGGATGGTCGGAGCTGAATGGCACCTACACTGTGCCCGCCGGTGTCGACGGCGTTCGCGTGCGTCTCGGGATCGAGGCGCCGGCATCGGCCGGCGTTGCATGGTTCGACGACGTCTCCCTCCGCAAGACCGCCACATCACTCCCGCAGCAGTGGGTGTCAGGTCTCGCCGAGACCCTCGGCGACCTCTGGGATGGGCTCGGCAACCTCATCGACAACCTGCTTGCCTCCCTGGGCATTCCGCCCACCGGCACCATCGTCGATCGCATCCTCGATCTCTCCGACGAGTTCGGGGATTGGCTCGACGACACCCAGACCCAGGCCGCCAAGTTTGCCGATCTCGTCGGCGATCTCCTCGCCGACCCTGGCAAGGTGCTCGGAACACTGCCTCAGACTCTCGTCTCGGGGCTGTCGACCTCGCTGAACAGCCTGCAGTCGTTCATCCAGAACCTCCTCAACGCGATCCTCCAGGGCATCCGTGGCGTCCCCGTTGTCGGCGGCTCCATCGCCAACGTCATCGAGGACCTGACCGGGATGAACAAGGATGTCGCGGCCGCGGCAGAGTCTGCGGACGTCGCCCAGGCGCAGATCGTCACCATCCAGCAGGTGTTCGCCGTGCGCTCGAACCGCCCACTCTGGGAGGGCCTCGATCCGACCGGGGAATCGACCTTTCCCTATACCCAGCTCGCCCAGCCTGCCGCGCATGGACACACGGGGTCCACGAACTCAACCGGCAACCACACTGGCCACGAGGGCACCGCGAACAGCAGGGGCGCACACTCCCACGACGTCACTGTAACCAACTGGGGCACATCGGAGATTCCGGTCGCGGGATCGATGACGCCGGGCGGCTGTATCCGCATCGAATCCCCGGTCGAGAAGCGCCAGATCACATTCCAGGCCCGGCGCAGCGGTGCTGTGTCGTCGTTCTACATCGACGTCTACCACATGGAGGACGACGGCTCCTTCACGCTACTGCACTCCTCGGCGAACATCGCCGCCGACATCCTCACCGTCATGACCTGGCAGCAGGTCGAGATCCCGCCCACCCTCGTCGAGCTGGGCGACGTCATCATGATCCAGTTCCGCGCCAACGCAAACTGCTTCGTCGCCGGCATCCAGCTACCAGCCCCGGCGAACGCGCTCGGATTCCGGCCGTTGCAGATCGGCATGCTGCGCAACTCATCTGACGCACCCGCTGTTCTGTCACAGACCGCCGCCGACTCGGCCTACTCGGGCTACACCCCCTACATCCAGCTCGGGTCCGACGTCGGCCAGCTCAACGCAGCGCGCAACTTCTACGACAACTTCAACCGCACCATCCTGGGCTCCAACTGGGCGGCGAACTGGAGGTCGAACAGCGGGGGCGAGTACCTCACCGTCAGCGGGAACCGGCTGGTCAACCCGACCTCTGGCATGCTGCTGTACCAGCGTTCACTCGCTCTCTACACGCTGCCACTGTCCTCCGACGACGTGAGTGTCGAGTTCGACCTGACGTCCGTGAACGGCGTGGCTTCCGGTGTGATCATCTGCGCCGACAACAACGCGCAGAACTACGTCGGCGCATTCGTTACCACCAGCGGCGGCGGCATCTGGACCAACGTCGGCGGCGTCAACGGAACCATGACCGAACGATCGACCGTCGCGGCATCCAACAACAACGCCCGCTGGAAGATCACCTACACCTCAGCCGACAACACCTACCGGCTGTACAAGAACGGGGCCCTGCACACCTCCTGGACCGACTCGACCAACATCATCGGCCACGGCAAGGGGCGCCGATTCTGCGGCGCGCAGATCGACAATCAGAGCTTTACAACCGGGTCGCCGATCGACAACTGGAACGCCTACGACAACGAGGCGGGGACATGAGCTGGTCCCCCGGTGGGCCACCCGCCGCGGGACCAGTAGTCATCCCAGGCTGGTCGACCGACGGGCCGGAGCCCACGGAGGCGCCGATCACCACGGGCTGGCGGGTCGTTCAGCAACGCCGCGGTGAAGGTTCCGGCGTCGGCGACGACGCGGCAATCGCCAAGGCGCGCATACTAACCAGCGGCGCTGCGGCTGGACAAGACCGCCCCGCGGCGAAGCCGAAGCTGCCCGGCACCGGCCAGGCCGCCGGCCGCGATCTGGCGACACAGCGGCCGCGGGTCGCGGCGGCTGGGTCTGGCGCCGGGAAAGGCGATGCGCGGTTCCGGCTGAACGGGCAGGGCGTGGCCTCTGGCGATGACCTCGCCATCCCCAAGCCGAAGCTGATCGTGCCCTCCAGTGGCGCCGGCAGCGACAGAGTGCTCGTACCGCGAGCTGCGACCGCAGGCGCTGGCCAGGGAGCGGGCGGCGGAACGGCCAGCGCGAGCTTCAAGAACGAGGGCCCCTGGGACGTCACCTGGACGAGCGGGTCCAACGCCTACACGTTCACCTTCCCGGTCTGGTGTCGATACATCGACGTCATCCTCCTGGGCGGCGGCGCCTCGGGCCAGACGGGATCTGGCGCGATCAACCAGCCCGGCCGAGGTGGTGCGGCCGGGTCGTGGGCCGCGATCCGACTCGAACGCGGCGTCGACATCCCGTGGTCGCTCTTGAGCATGCAGGTCGTCACCGGAGTGGGCGGGGCGCAGGCAGCCAACTCCGACTACGCCAGCCCCAACGCTGGGGCGGCCAGTCTTCTCGTGGTGTCCGGCTCGACGGTATTGACCGCGGCCGGCGGCCAGGGAACCAAGCCCGAGGACGGCCAGGCGATGCGCGACGGACAGGCCGCCGGCACCTACTCCTTCGGTGGTCGGACCTACACGGGCGGCGGGCTTAACGGGTCCAGCGGCGGAACTGGAAACCCGCCCGGCGGCGGCGGATCTGGTGGCAATGGAGGCATTTTCGGCAACCGCACACGCGGCGGGGCCGGAGCATACGGCGGGGCGTGGCTGTGGGTGTACCAGTGATCGTAAACGCAGACATCATCGTCGAGTGCCCCCTTGGCGGCATGGTCATCCTGCCCAGGGGCTTCACGGTTTTACTCACCTCGCCTGGCGACACCGCGGTCGTCGTCACAGTCCACGCGAGCTACGACTACGACAGCTTCGACGATCCGTCGGCACCGGCATTCGAGTTCCAGGCCGACACCCTCACCGTCTCCACGTCAGGGGACATCTCCATCACTCGCGACGTGACGTGCATCAGCCTGCCGGGTCGCATCACCCAACAGAAGGGCATCTAACCCATGGCATCGACCTACTCCGACGCCCACCGAAACGCATGCGCGAACGCCATCTGCGCACTCGGCAACCGCATCGGCCTCTACGTCGGCAGCACCCGCGTCGGCACCGTCTACGCCGACACCACGTGGGCCGCGGCCGTGAAGGTCACCGAGTCGTCCGTCGATAAGGCGCAGAGCACCGGATCGACCGTCACGATCACCGTGCCGGCGGGCACCGTGGCCAATGGAACCGTGATCAACAAGTTCGGCGTGCACAACGGCTCGACCCTTCTACGCACCGAAGACCTGCCGCTGTCGCTGACTGTCAACGACGGCGGGCAGGCCTTTAGTGTGGACATCACCCCGATCTTCAAGTACCGGGGCGAGTAGCTATTCGGTGGCGGCTTCGTATTGCTCGATGATGTCGTTCGGGATGCGGCCCTTCGGATTCACTTCGATGCCGTTGGCCACGGCCCAGTCGCGCACATCCTTCATGGTGTAGGCGGCATGGGCTGACCCGTTCGAGCCGTTCGCCGGTGCGCCCGTGGACGGCTGACGTTTGCGGCCGCCGATCTTCGTGGCGGTCTCGACCAGCTTGACCATCTGCTTCTCGAGTTTCTTGTAGTTCGCGGCGCTGGTCTGCACCTCGTAGTCCACCCCGAGCCAGCTGACCTGGGCGCGCATCATCGTCTTCTCGTCGAGCAGTTTTCCGTCGATGTCGTCGTAGTACTCGATCTTGTCCCGACGCATTTACTCCCTCTCTCTGTACTACTGCTTGCGGTTCTACTTCATCACACACATGAGCCCCGGCTGGAATCTTCGTTGATCCGGCCGGGGCTCATGTGGATGGTGGATGCTTCACTCTGGTGCTGCCTACTCTGTTCGCGTCCTGCAGATGTTGATCGCGGACGGCCATGGTGGGCCTCGTGTGCGCATCGTCCTCCTTTCGTGTTTGCGAATGTCGGCGCGGGGTTGATGGTGGGCTTCTGGCGTTCACGGCTTCTCCTTTCGATCGATGTCAAGTTCGGGGCGTGTCTGGTGGGCCTCGGGTGTTCATGCTCTCCTTTCTCCTGATCACAATCTGATTGGTGATGGTGGGCCTCTGCTGGAGGTCATCTTCTCCTTTGTTAGTTTCTGTGTTGCGCGGCTTGTGAGACAACAATAAGTCACCAATTCGAGACGCGCAACAGTTGAGTGCACATTTGTCCTCCGTTCATTGGACGTCAACGTGAGAGTTGCCACCCGAATAGCGCCCCTAGCTGCACTGTTGCGTGTCTCGTACGTGTTAGTGTTACCGTCATCACCGCCCAAAGTTCACCGACGAGAGGAGCCCACTTGAGCAAGAAGCGTGCGATTGAAAACCTCAGCGACACCGAGGTATACGCAGGATTCGAGGCCGTCCTGACCTGGATGGGGGCCGCCGAGAACGCGGTGCGCATGCTCGACGCATTCGGCGAGAACGCTGCAGCCGAGCGGGTCGAAGCGGTCCTCGACAAGCTCGACACCGTCATCAACAACGCGATCGACGGAGTACCCAACAGCACCCCGATCAAGGACGACCCGAATCAGATCACCCTGATTCAGCCAGCCGACATCGTTCATCTCGCGTCACGGAAGGGCAATCGCTGAGACCCCTGTCGATAGGGCCGATCACCAACATCTTCACGCCCGACGAGAAGACCCGACTCGGCCGGTGCCAGATCTGCGAATGGCACCTCAAGAAGCAGGGGCACCACCCCGACTGTCCATCCCAGAAACGAAAGCGAGGTCGACGATGAAGCACATCCCCCTGCGACCACCCACGCCCGGCGAGGCCATGTCCGCGGCGATCACGCTCATCCGCCTCGCTGAGTACGAGGGCAGCTACCAGAACGAGTCTCGCGAGTTCAGCGCGAAATACCTCGGCGAATGGGCTGACAACCGCCGGGCCGAGCTTCGAGACGAGGAGGCCGCCGGTGTCGACAACCACGCTTGATACCCCGATCCGCGTCAAGGAACTCAACACCAAGATCGGTGCCTGGATCTCCCGCCTCGGCCACATCCATGTCGAAGGCCAGGTCACCCAGATCAACCGGCGACCAGGCGCGCACACCGCATTCCTGACGCTCCGCGACCCCCAGGCGGCGGCCTCCGTGTCCGTCACTGCGTCGCCAGGGAAGATCCCGGCCGAACTCACCGACGGCGACAGCGTCGTCGTCTTCGGCAAGCCATCGTTCTGGCAGGGCCGCGGCAACCTTTCCCTGCGTGCGAGCGAGATCCACCAGGTCGGCGAGGGTGACCTCCTGCGCCGCATCGCACTCTTCCGCCAATCGCTGGCCGGCGAGGGCGCACTGCGACCCGAGTTGAAGAAGCGCCTGCCGATGCTCCCACGCCGGATCGGCCTCATCACCGGCGCAGAGTCCGCCGCCGAGCGTGACGTCCTGAGTGTCGCCAAGCAGCGATGGGCCGCCGCCGACTTCTGCGTCATCAACACCCCTGTCCAGGGCCCGTCGACGTCCCGCGAGGTTGCCCGAGCGATCAAGGCGCTCGACGACCAGGACGACATCGACGTCATCATCATCGCCCGCGGCGGTGGCAGCGTCGAAGACCTCCTGCCCTTCTCCAGTGAGCAGATCATCCGCGCAGTGATGATGTGCGAAACCCCGGTCATCTCTGCAATCGGCCACGAGCCCGACAATCCGGTGCTCGACGACGTCGCCGACTTCCGTGCAGCCACCCCGACCGACGCCGCGAAGAACGTCGTCCCCGACGCCATGGTCGAGGTCGCCGGCCTACTCACCGTCGGCGAGTCCCTCGCCTCGGCATTCGCTCGCAACGTCGAGCGCGAGGTCACGGGACTGCATTCCATGGAAGCCCGAGTGAACGGGCTCGGCGGTCAGATCCTCGCCCGCGAACGATCCACCTTCAACGGCTGGCGCAGTCAGTTCGACCTGACCATGGCCCACTCACTCCAGTCGGAGCGGAACTCGCTCCTGTCGTTCTCCAATGCCATCCGCTACGCCAATCCCGGCTCGCGGATCGAGAACGAGTATGTGGCCATCGCAGCCCTTGGAGACCACCTCGAAGCAGTCTCTCCGAAGGCCGTCATGGAGCGCGGATTCGCGATCGTCACCAACGCACGAACGGGTGACGTGATCACCACTGGCAGTCAGATCTCCGGCGGCACAAGCCTGACCATCACCTTCGCCGACGGCAGCACCAGGGACGTCATGGCACTCGCACTGCCCCACTCATCGGTGGGGATCAAACAACCCGAAGGGACCGAAGCACAGTGACCTACGAAGAGAAGAAGGCCGAGCTGAACGGCCTCGTCCAGAAGATCGAGAAAGGCGGGCTCACCCTCGACGAGCAGCTCGAACTCTGGAACCGCGGCAAGGAACTCATCGACGAGCTGGAGAAGATGCTCGGCACCTACGAGGACCGGATCAAGGAAGGGCACGCCGCGTGACGGCCGCCCCAACCGGCCTGAACGTCGAAGAGGCTCGTCAGCGTCTCAACGACCTGGTCTTCAACCAGCTCGACATGCACACCGTCCTCGATGTCATTGTCGAGCACAAGCGGGCACTCGACGAGATCGAGCAACTGCGACTCAGCTCCAGGTCCCGAGCCCTCGACTATGAGGACACCGTCCAGCATCTGACCCGCAAGCTCGATGAGATTGCCGACATCAGCCGAAGTGCACGTGGGATGGACTCGTATGGCCGTGGCGTGCAGCTCAGTCGAATCGCAGAGCTGGCGACCGTATGAAGCGCATCCTGATCACCGGCGGCCGCGACTGGACCGACGTCACCCGAATCGGCTGGGCCCTCCGCGACCTCTGGATCGACTGGGGCGAGCCGACAGACGCAATCCTCGTTGAAGGCGAGTGTCCCCACGGCGGTGCAGACATCATCGCCCGCGACGTCTGGCTCAGCAGGGGGTACCCGGTAGAGCGTGTGCCCGCCAACTGGAAAGAACTCGGCAAGGCTGCGGGCCCGTACCGCAATCAGCTGATGGTGGACCGCGGCGCCGACATGTGCCTCGCCTTCCCGACCGCCAAGTCCCGCGGCACCTGGGACTGCGTTCGCCGAGCACGCGATGCCGGCATCCCCATTCGGATCTATCACGCCGACGGCACCTATGAAGAGGAGTACCCATGATCAACCCCGAGGACCTCAAGAGCGGCACCATCCACGAACTCTCGTCCGCGCTGGCCGACATTGACAGTCTCGCCCAGCTGGCGGTCGAAAGCCTCGACGGCGAGATCGAGCACCTCGCCGAGATCGCCTACGCCGCGGTGGACGAGCTACAGGATGCAATCCAGGCTCGGCGGTCATGAGCGGCCACGTGAGGAGCGGGAAGGGCCGACCATGCCCCACCCCGAGCAAGACCGTCTACGGCAGCGGCTACGAGGCAGAGCGGGCCATGTACAAGATGTGGCGGGCCGGACGGGCTCGGCGCGGGAACAAACTCCCGAGCCGAACCTACCGATGCCCCTGTGGGAAGTGGCATCTCACGTCCAAGCCGAAGCGCGATCGAGTCCAGGTCAACGAGGGGAACTATGTCCGTCAGTAGAGATCACCTGGTCGACATGATCGGCTCGACCGCCCCGGGTGAGATGATCGATCTGAACATCGCAATCAGCGGCTGTGACGACACCACTGAGTTCACATTCGCCTGCCACCTCGGCGCGGCGGTGTGGATCGCCGAGATGGCCGAACGCAGTCAAGCGGAGTCCGAGTACAACTGTCAGCCACGCATCATCGTCAGAAGCGCGAAGCTGCAGTGACCAGCGACAAGGAGAGGCGACCCCACCAGCCCGTCGTGGCGACCTGGGAGAACCCCTGCTTCCCGCCGGCGGACCGCCCGGTAGAGATCCCCTACATCTACCGGGCGCCCGACACGGGCTGGCTGGATGACCAGATCGCCGAGCTGCGCCGCCTGATGCCCGACCGAGGTGCGCTCGCCGACGCAGTCAGGGCGGCGAAGGAGGCCTGGGCGCGTGCCGGTGGATTCACCTCCTTCTGACCCTGCGACGTCGCAGGCCGTGAAGCGGTGTGGCCGGTGCAAGATCGACCGACCGGTGACCGCGTTCCACAAGAACAGGTCGACCAAGGATGGACTCCAGAAGTCGTGCAAATCGTGCGTCAAGGAGATCAACCGGACGTACTACCTCAGCTCGCCCCAGAAGAGCGGTGATCGACTCCGTAGCCGCAACAGGGCTAGATGGGCAGCGCGACTCGTCGTGCGTGCATTCAAGGCGTCCCACTCGTGCGTCGACTGCGGACTCAGGGATCGGGTCGTCATGGAGTTCGACCATGTCCGCGGTGAAAAGCTCGGCGACCTTTCCAGAATGGCAAATGACGGATTCGGCGTCGAAAAGATTCTCGCGGAAATAGCGAAATGCGACCTGGTTTGTGCGAATTGCCACCGGCGCAGAACGGCCAGTCGGGCGGGCTGGAGATAGGGGATAGGAATCGAATGCCGGGAATGATGCACCACAATTGCAGCCGCGGTTGTTGCCTGCGCGGATCTCGGCGGATCGACTACGAGGAGGTTCGCCGCCAGATCGAGGACGAGCTGCACGGACTGCCCGAGGTCGACCTGACCCTCTGCCCGATCCTCAATATCAGATGTCCCGACGACTGTGCGGGCGACTACTGCTAGGAGATGCGTTGAAAGACAGCACAATCGGGGAGTACACCTACAACCAGGTCCCCATCAGTGCACGGGAGATTGTTTCCGAGCGGCTGTACCACCAGGTGGGCATGCAGCGCGGGTACGCCATCGAGGTGGCCGGCAAAATCGTCGAGGACCTGGGCCGATGGTTCGACCTGCAGCCCGACCCGCCATTCCGCCGATAGCCCCCCCGGGCGCCACGAAGGCCCCCCGTCATTGCGACGGGGGGCCTTCTGCGTGCCCCCTCGGAGTTTCGATCTCCGCACCCGCGGATTAACTGTCCCACTTCGACTTTCGCCGCCGCAGTGCTCTGCGTTCGTGGTCTGGACTATCCCTTGACCGTAGGCTCGCGCCCGTAGGTCCGACCCGTCTAGTCTCTACACCTTCCGCCAGGCTGGCTGCCTGGCGACTTGGCTCGGGATTGCCAGCTGGCCGGGGCGGGCCAGGGGAGGGTTCCCCGAGTTTGAGTCGTGCCATCCGGTCGGTTTCCCGGCCGGCGCTCCTATTTGGTTGTGAAGTCCGCTGCTCTTCCGAATGAGCTAAGGGGGCGGGTCAGAGACTAGCAGGTGGGCGGCGGTGCGACCCAGCCGCGGCCCTCCTGCTCTAGCCCTCAGTTCACGCACACCCACTTCGCGTATGCGGACTGTAAACGGACTCGGTTTCCGAAACCTGCGCTGAGCTGGGGTTTTATGGGGTGGCTCTGCGGATTAAAAGTCCGTAGAATGGACCATGCACACGCTGCATCTTTGAGTCAAATGCGCAGGTCAGAGGCCATCATGTAGACTCAAGGTAGTCCAAGATCCCCCTTGGATAAACGGACAGATAAACGGACTCGACGGACGGAGCCCCGCGATGCAGGTTCAGACCCACCTCAACCCCTCCACTCGTCGATGCCGGGCGACGGCGCTCGCCGCCGACCGCGAGCCTGTGCTCGCTGGTGCCGATCGGCCCGACCTTCCGTCCTGGATTGCGCAGCCGGCGATTGTGCGTCAATGCGGAGGGCCCGCTGGACACTCGGGGGATCACGAATCTCACTGGAATGGGAAGCCGTTTCTCTGGCCCAATTCGAGCTACTGATTCCACTCACCTCAAGATTGCATTCAGGAGACTTAACAATGGATGAAACGGGCACACGAGCGAAGCGCGGCAGCGGCGGTATTCGATACCGGGCCGACAAGGACATCTGGATCGCCAGTGAAACCGTCACGCTCAACGGGAAGAGGACGCGACTCGAAGCCACGGGCAAGACCGAGACGAAGGCCCGCGCTGCCATCGCGAAGAAGCGCAACGAGTTCATCCGCGGGAAGAAGAAGAAGGCGAGCCGAGGAACCGTCACGGAGTGGCTGAACAAGTTCACCGACGAGATCGCGATCCATGACATCCGGCCGGGCACGATGCGCTCGTACAAGAGCGTCATCAACAACCACATCATTCCGACGATCGGAGACAAGAAGCTGGCCACCCTGGAGCCCGCCGACGTGCGCACGATGCGCGACGAGATCATGCGTCGCTGTGAGGCCGCGGACAAGGCGGGAACATCCAAGCGCAAGGGTGCCGGGCCGAGCCGCGCTCGATACGCACAGACGGTCCTGTCGGTTGCGCTCGCGAGAGCCGTCCAGGATGAAGTGATTGATCGCAACGTGGCGAACAAGGAGTACGTGAAGAAGCTGCCCGCTCCCGACAAGGCAGTGGCCGCGCTCGATGCCGATCAGGCGAAGCGGTTCCTGCGCGATGTAGCCCGCAGCGAGGGCACCAACGCATCGCGGTGGGCGTTCGCGTTCCTGACGGGCGCACGGCAGGGCGAGATCCTCGGACTGGAGATCAACCGGCTCGACTTCACCTTCGACTCGTTGAAGCTCACCAAGCAGCTCCAGATCCTGCCGAACCGCCACGGCTGTGGTGAGCAGAATGAAGACGGGACATGGCCGTGCGGGAAGACCGCTCCCCGTGCGTGCAAAGACCGTGAGTTCGACATCTCGCCGACGTACGCCGAGCAGGTGAAGGTGCTCCACGGAAGCCTCGCCCTGGTCCCCACCAAGACGAAGATGTCGAAGCGCGACCTGCCGATGGTGGGGCCGTTGAAGAAGATCCTCCAGGCGCACCTGGAGGCCACGGCGCATATGCCCAACCCGCACGGCCTGGTGTGGCGAAACGAGGACGGTTCGCCGCTGCAGCCGCGCAGTGACTTCGATACGTGGTCGGACGCTCTGACGAAGAGCGGCTTTGATCACATCAAGCTGCACTCGTCGAGGTCGAGCACGGCCAGCATCATGAGCGACATGGGAATCGATCGCGAGGTGATCGCGGAGATCCTTGGACATACCAATCTGGAGACCACGGCTGGCTACGTTGCGGTGGGTGACAAGTTCCGGCGGGATGCGCTCGGAAAGGTCGGCGGTGCGCTGATGCTGGAGCTGTTCGGAGATGACGATGGTGACGACAACGCCCCGACGACAGAAGCCATCGGGGCGTGACGGTGATCAGGTCAGGCGCGGTCCTACGGGAACTCGGCGAGGTGTCGCTGCCGGCGCGGGCATTCCCCCGAGGTCTCGCGGAGTGCGACGGTCATCGCGAGCCCGGCAATGATCGAGGAGGCGAACACTACCGAGGTGATGCTGAGTGTGTTGAAGAAGGTCTCGGCCGGTACCGAGTTGTTGAACACGAAGCCAAGCGTGACAACCTGGCTGCCCCAGGCGAAGGCTGCGCCGGCGCCGAAGAGGTAGACGGCGATGATGTGCTTCTCCACGAAGCTCTGGGCGCGAACAACAATCGATGCGTATCCGAAGCACATGCCAGTAATGATGGCCAGCATGCCGAGCAGGATTGTGTAGGCGTTCATCCAGACGCCCTCGAAGCCCTTGAACTGCACGCCGTCGGGGAACTGGGTCGAGTCGGCGTAGGGGGAGCGGATGTAGGAGAGGATCATCCCGCCGGCGACAAGGACGCAACAGAGGATGACGGCCAGATGCAGGTCTGGTCGCCCGAGCGAATGGACGACGTGAAGCAGGAGGAGGGCGCACAGTATGACCGAGAGCATGTCGCTGAGAAGCTCACCAGTATTCGCCGCGCCGACCAGGTCGTAGACAGGCCTGCCGATCAGTGGGTCCTGAATCCTCGGGGTTTTGGCAACAAGGGCGACCGCAAGAACGCCGGACGCCGCCGTCATGTATCGAGAGCTTGGGTCGATACGCCAGTACAGGACCACGCGGATCAAAAAGATGGTGGCGAGCAGCAGGGCTGCTACTCCAAGGACGATGGTTGGGTGGTGCATCAGCTCAAGAAACCTCTTCCCCGACGCCGCGGTTTGGTGGTGCGTACGCCGGCGTGCTCACCGCGGGCAAGAGCACGCGACGCCAGCTCGTCGAGCAGCTCTATCTCGGGGATAGCTGCCAATGGTTGTATCGCCGAACCCGCGACTTTCGCTACATCGGCGAGGTCAAGATGCCCGAGTTCTACAAGCATCTGGGACCGCGACACCTGGAAGAAGTCGCACATCTGCATGACCTCTTCGAGTCGGAATCCCTCGTTGCCCGACATGCGTCGCGAGATCGTCGACACGTGGACGTTGAGGGCTTCGGCGATCTCGGACCGAGTGACATCTCGGCCGAGCATTTTGCCGAAGATCGCAATCGACTGCACTGTATCTCCGTTCATTAAGCGCCCCCTGAGTGGAGCCTGTGCTGGAGATGTCTAGTTGCAGGTCTGCACATCGCCGTTCCGGGGTAGAAGGTACAGGTCAGAGCGGGTAGTTGACAATCCAAGTTCACTCAGGGTTAACTCGGTCGTGCAACAGCGCACACCGGGGGTCGGCGGTGCGACGTGCAACACCCATCTCCAGCCCTGCGTGATCGTGAAGGATCTCAATGTCATCCTGTGAGCCACCTGCCGTGGTAGCCATCGTCCCCGTCACAACCCTCGGCGAGCCCGTCGAGTTGAGTACCGAGACCGTTGACGGTGAACGCCTCTTTGTGATCGAGATCGGCGAGATGCTGATCGACCTCGATCGGGATCAGGCCGTGCTGATGCACAGGATGTTCGGTGCGCTTTTGCACGCAGATGATGACGCCCCTCTCACGGTTGCTTCCTGAATAGAGCAAAACAGCCCGGCAGTGATTTTCTCACTGCCGGGCTTATTTCTGCGGTTAAGACGGGGCCGCACGTGATAGCGGTCACAATGGCATAGTCTGGGCCGAGATCGACGAAAGGTGACGATGAAAGGTAGAGACAAGGTCTTACGGCAAGCGGATCGACTCGGATGGAGAGCGATTCAAGCCGACTGGAGACACGCCTCGTTTATCAACGACAGCAATGTCGTGGTCAATGTCGACTTCACGCCCAGTAGCGGCGTGCGGTGGGGATCAGTAACTCAGTTCCCGACCGGCAACCTCGACAACTACCGCCAGGCTTCTGAGCTGAGCCGGCGGTTGCGCCCAAAGGTCCTCAGGCAGACAGGGACCGAACGCAAGGCAGATGATGTCGCCGAGTGGCTTCGGATGTATCGCCCCGTCTATCGAATGAGCACCTAGCCCTCGCTCGCGTTGGCGGCGTCCTCGACCTCTTCCAGCTCCTCCAGGAGCGCCTTCTGCGCCTTCAACCGAGACTTGCCCAGCGCGGATCGACCGGACGGCGTGTGGGTCGCACGGAACTTCGTGGAGTCGGCCTCATCGCGCACGAGCACAATGTCATCGGGATCGATGTAGTCCAGCGCATCCAGTGATGGCCAGGTGCCGTCATCGTTGCGTCGGACATACACGCCCTGGTCGTATTCGGAGATCCGGCCGCCCATGCCGGCCGACGGAATCCACCGCACGATTTCCAGCTCGGGATGGCGGCGGTATCCGGCGTCGTGGAATGAGTCGGCGAGACGGATCGCGCCGCCGTCGGCGAGGAACACCTCAATGCTCGGCATCCGGCCCAGCGCGGGCGCTCGCATGTTGTTGAACCGCTCGTAGAAGTACTCGCGGCCCTCGGTCGGCTTCACGAACGACGACATGTCGAGACCCTCGGCCTTGGCCTTGGCGATCTTCTCGGCGGCGTTGAAGTCGACTCGCTGGATCACCTTGCGGTTCGGGTGGTTCTCGATCGGGCCACTCATCGCGTGGTTCGCGTTCCGAGCTTGGTCTGTCGCTCACGCATGCGGGCGAAGGCCTCTTCCGCGGCCGGCGTCTCGGGTGCGGTGCCGTTGTTCACGATGGTGACCTCGCCGCGGACGAACCGCTGCTTCGGGTACGCCACGGCATCGCGAAGGGTGGTGAGCTTGTCGTTGACTTCGCGCAGGAGTGCGAGCACTTCGCGCTGGAACTCCACGTCAGCGCCCATCAGTAGACCTCCAGCACATTGATCGAGACCGCGGTTTTGTGCATGTCCGACAACAGGTTCGCCCTGCGCAATGCAGCCTTGCTGTCAGTGAAGACCTCGGTTGGCGTGCTGTGGATCGAGAGGATGTGCACCTTCGGCGAGTCGTAGGTCGCTCGCGCTTCCGCCTCGTCGACCTTTGCGCTCATCCGTGCCGAATACTCCTCCAGCTCGGCGATGACGTCGGCCGACGGGCGCTTCACGAGGCGCAGGGGTCCGTAGAGCGCGTCGAGTTCATCGAGCGAGAGCTGCGAGGAGATCTCGCGGTCTTCGCGATGCCAGAAGTCATCGACGGCCCGGCGCTCCCAGACGTCGTCGAAGCGGTCGGTTACCAGGGTCATCCGATCAGCCACTTTCCATATTCGGTGAAGGTCATGCCGAGGTAGTCGGCGAGGGTGTAGTCGGCGCCCTCGTAGCGCGCCAGTGTCTCGGTCGCGCCGGGCGGCAGGGAGTGCCACTCGTGCACCAGGTCATCGATCTCGTCCGCGGTCAGCTCTTTCCAGGCGCCGGCGGGTGCGGGGCCGATCAGCGGGATCACACGAACCTCCTGGCGAAGGCGCCCTTGCCGACGACGTTCTTGGCGAGCTGGAGGAACGGGGGGCGGCCGCCGAGGTCGCACGAGGACACGGACATGCAGGCGGCCTCGACCGCGTCGGCGAGGACGTCCTTCATCGACGGCGAGATGCAGTCTTCGAGGCGGCCTGCGATGTAGCCGAGGGTGAAGTCACCGCCGGTGCCGATGGCGTCGAACGCGGCGGCGGGCTCCATCGCGGCGTTGTCGAGCAGGCGGTAGATCTTGTGGCCGATGACCATGAGGAAATCGCCGTTGATTCCCTGCTGGCCGTCCTCGTAGGTGAGCATCGGCGGCAGGGGAGATTCCATGATCCGCTTCGTGACTGCGCGAGCTACCGAGTCGGCCCAGATGATGTCGGGGCCGTCCTTGGGCAGCGGTGGCAGTATCAGCCCGTGCAGCAGGGATGGGATCGCGCTGTCGCCGGCCATGCCGATCAGTGCCGGCGTGTTGCTGCCTTCGATCGGGAACTCGCGCACCTTCGGCGAGTTGTCGATGAAGAGGACGTCGGTGTCGTCGTACGAGCACGCCCAGTCGGCGGCGATGTATGCGCTGTTGCCGTCAATGACGGCGGCGATGATGGTCAATGCCTGTCCTCTTCGAGCGCGGAGAATCGGTAGATCAATCGGAGGTATTCGTCGAGCGACATGACGGCGAGATGCACGGGCGGGCGCCCGCCGGAGCCGCGGCGCTTGACCACGAGCGCGGCCGTATCGGCGGCGGCTCGCTCGCTTTGCAGCTCCAGCTGGTCGAGCCATTCACGCCACTGGGGTGTTGCGACATCCTTCGTCTGGAGGATGTGCTGGCCGCCGAGGGCACCCAGGTGGCCCGTTTCGCGGAAGAGGTGAATGTCGCCCTGGTCTTCCATGCGGCCGGGCCGGGTTCGCTTGGCTCCAGCGAACCCGGCCTCGATGGCAGCGGCTAGGACATCACGCTCGTACTTGTCGCCCTTGGCCTTGTTGCGATTGGCCACGGTCAGATGTGTGAGCCGATGGAGTACGGCCGGACATGGTTCTCGGGGCGCCAGTCCTCGATCGGTCCGATCCAGGTTGCACCGTCGGTGCCATCGACCGTGGCGAACTCGCGGCCGCGGGTGCCCGGGGCGATGATGTCCAGGACGGGGATCAGTGCGTCGAGGTCGTCCAGCTCAGCCGGTACGCGGGTGTAGCGGAAAGGTCCGCCCGTGGCGAGGTCCTCGTCGCGCACCTGGAGCAGATGCCGGGCCAGTCGCCGGTAGCCGAGGATGGCGGGGTCGAGGACATCCTCGGCCTGTCCGGTCACCAGTGGCGCGCTCATCGCTTCAACTCGGCGATCTGGTCGGCGACCGCGCACCAGTCACCGCCGGGCTTCGCGTCGGCGAATGCGGGGATCTGCTTGGGGTACCCGCTCGGGCCGACGACCTTGGCCTCGAAGAGGTTGGCCTGGCGGCGGTTGTAGTCAGTGCGGATGTTGCGGTAGGTCGCGGCGTAGGCCTGCGCGGGGTCTTCGATCAGCAGCGGGTTGCCGTCAGCCTTGGCCACGGTGCTCGCGGTGCAGGCGTTGTTCGCGGCGTCCTGGAGGGCCTCGAACTTCTCGATCACCTGGGTGTACTGGATCTCGACGTTCTCGGGGCTGACGACCTCGGCGGCCTTGTCGCCCCAGGAGACTGCGTAATTGCAGCCGGCGACACCGATCAGCAGGACGATCAACACTCCCACGGTGCCGAAGACGAGGCGGCCGATGGATGGCTCTTTGGCGTTGCTCACTTGGCGGCCTCGTCCTTCTGCCGGGCGATGGCCGCGTTGGCGAACATCATCGCTTCTTCGATCTTGGTGAGGGCGAGGGAAAGCTCGCGGCCCTCGGGGCAGTACGTCGACACCACGGTCGCGAACTGCTTGGCGCCGAGTCGAACCATGTCGTGGTCGTTGCGGCGCTCGATGGTGGTGGCCGGGTGGTAGTCGAATCGGCCGGCGAGCGCGGGGAACTCTTCGGCGGCGGCGTCGACGATGGGCCGGATGAGGCCGATCATGTCGGTGGAGTTCACTGTTCTGCTGCGTCCTTCTTTGCGAGGAGGGGGGCGAGGTGGGGGTGCTCGACGATGAAGGTGAGTAGCCCCATGACGACGTCATCGGGGAGGTCGGAGGCCTTCGGGCTGCCTTCGCCGTAGCCGGGGTTGCGCTTGATGGTCAGCGTCCACGCCGCCTCGTCCGAGAGGCCGTAGCCCGAGTCCGAGGCGACGTGAGTGACGACTGAGATCATCGGGGGAGCGCGCCTTCGAGGATCTTCTGTGCGCCGGCCTGGTCACCCTTGGCTAGGGCGTCCTGGGCGCGCTTCTGTGCGTCGGCGAGGCCCGGGTCGACGGCGAGTGCGATCTCGGTCTTCTCGCGCTGGAACTGGGTCGGCTGCGTGGTGCAGAAGGTCTCCAGGCCGAAGAAGTCGACGTACTGGCCCGAGGGGGTGAATCCGTAGCGGTAGCCGGGCGGGTTGCCGTGGTACATGCCGTCCACGGATCGGGCCTCGGCGGTCCAGTTCTCACCGTTGTCGTAGGCGAGTTCCTGACCGCGGAAGTAGCTGACCGAGCTGGAGGTGAGCTTGCCGCGGATCGGCACGGTGAACAGCGGCGCGCTGTCATTCGGGAAGGTGGCGGTGCACCAGATGATCGTGTTGGGCGAGTCGTAGAGCTTCTGCGCCTCGTTGTAGTTGTTGAACTCGACGTTGTTCTTGGGGATGTAGGCCCCGCCGCGGTTGTTGACCTGCGCGTTGACCTTGTCCTTGTCGGACTGCACGGCTGGGTCCGACTGACCACATGCGGTCAGTCCGGCGGCGAGCCCCAGGGCTGCGACGCCGGCGAATACCTTGTGCTTCAACTTCATTCCGATTCTCCTTATCGAATGACCACGGGTGTGGTCGGGGTGAGCACGAGGGACTTCATGCCGCGCTCGGTGTTGATGCGTACGTGAATATCGATCGCCTTCGCGCACGTTTGCGATGGCCGAATCCGCGCTCGGACTTCGTGAATGACCCCGCCGAGGCTGCCGACTTGGAGCATCTTGCCGGCGTGCTCGGGGCGTAGCGATGCGGCGATCATGCGATCACTCGGGTCCGGTGGCGGTGAGGGTGTATCTTCATCTGGCTCTTCTCCGTTCGCGATGGCCTGCAGTCGTGCGTAGGCCTGCTTGTACGAGTCCGTCGAGGTGTCTTCGCTGAGGGCAACCCCAGCGACGATCACCCCGATCGGCGCGTCGGAGACACTCAATGCGTATGCGGCGCAGGGCTGGTGCATCCCGCAGGGGGCGCAGAGGCTGCGTGCGTAGTTCTGCATCGGTCCGCGGCGGGAGTCGGTGAACCAGCGGTTGCGGTCCTCAGCCGTGCGGCAGAATGCGGTGGTCATCCAGTCGCGGTCATTTGGCTTCGGCATCGTGTGCTCCACTCTATCTCACGAGACACGCAACAGCCCCAATCCAGGGGCGCCGGATTGGGGCTGTTGGCGGCAAGTCTCGACGGAAGGCGTTACGCCCAGGGGTCTTCGCTGGCGTCGGCCCAGGGGTCGGCCGGGTCGGTGTCGACCGGGGACTCCTTGGCGGCCTGCACTGCGGACTCGACGACCTTCGAGTTGATCCAGAGTGAGATCCGGCTTCCCTTGCGGGACTTCTGCGACGAGCGCAGATCGCCGATGCGGGTGATCCGACCATCGGCCGCCAGCTCGGCGAACTTGCGGCCGATGGTGTTGCGATTGCCGGTGGTGACCATGTCGTGCACGTCGTCAGCGGAGAAGGGGTAGCCGTAGCCGATCAGCGACTCGATCGCGGCGTCGACCGTCTTGGGTCGCAGCCGCAGCGTCGGATCGACGAAGACGCTCTTGTTCTCGGGCTGGTAGGTGATGGTGCCGGTCATTCGGCGTCCTTTCGCGGTTGGTCATCACGGGGGAGTTCGAGCGTGGAGAAGATCTCGCGCAAGGCCCGCTCGATCCGCGGCTTGAAGGCCGCGGGCAGACGCTCGGCGATGTAGGCCGGCGCGGTGCGATAGACGATCTCGGTCGAGACGTCATCGGCCATGGCGATGAGTGCCGTGCGGATCTCGGCACGTTCGGCGGGGGTCACGGCTTCTCCATCACTGCCCAGGCTTCGGGCTCGTGGATGATGCGGGCCTGCTCGGTCTGAACGGCGACCAGGGCCTCGTAGACAACCGGCCCGGTCGGAACTCCACTCTGGGTGTACTGAACGGCCAGTCCCATCATCTTGTTGAAGGCAATGGCGACCGCGAGGTAGCGCGACCGAAGGCTGGCCTCGTCGAGGGCATCGGTCCGCTCGCGGATGCGGGCTTCGATGTCGTCGCGCAGCTCGACGTGAGCGAGGGTGCTCATGACTGAGTCCCGTAGACGGTGGCGAGGTGCGCCTCAGAGTAGCTGAGAATCGTCCTGATCACCCGGGCCTGCGCGTCACGCTCGGGCCCGGCCGGCATGGCGCGGATGGCGGCGAGGGTGGTCTGGATGTAGAGCATCAGGAGGTAGAGCTTGGCGTTCCTGATGTCCTGGTGGAGCGTGTCGATCGACTGGCCGACCCTGATCGCCTCGGCGGTCGGGAGGGCGAAGTCGCTGAGGTCGAGAATGTCTGGCTCAGGCACGTGGACTCCTTGAGTGGGGGAAGATCGGGCGAGCGGGGCGGGGTGAAAGGAGGAAAGTCCCCACCCCGCTCAAGCCCTGGTCAGAACGGCGGTTCGTCGTCGCCGTAGTTCGCGAAGTTGCCCTGCCCCTGCGGCGTGCCGCCCCACGGATCGTCGCCGCGCTGCTGCTGCTGGCGGCCCTGGTTGCGCTGCTGGCCCTGGATGGCGCCGCCGACCGACTGCTGGCCGCGTCCGCCGCCGTTGCCGTTGCCGTCCTTCTTCCAGACCTTGAAGAACTTGATGTTGATGACGTCCTTCGACCGCTTCTGGCCGGTGTCGCGGTCTTCCCATTCCTGGGTCTCGGGCTCACCGACGATCTCGATGCGGTCGCCCTTGACGGCCTGCTCGGTGATCGCCTCAGCCTCGGGGCCCCAGGCTTGGATGTTGGCCCAGTGGGTGGCGAGGGTCTCGTAGCTGCCGTCTTGCAGCCGCTTGTTCTTGTTCGCTGCGGCGCGGAGCGACACGACAGCAGTGCCGCTCTGGGTGAACCGCAGTTCTGGGTCTGCGGCGAGGGTGAAGGTGCCGAAGATGCGTGCGAGCATATGGGTTGTCTCCCTTTACTTCTTGAAGTGCTGTTCGAGCTTGGTGGCCTTGTGGCCAGACCAGACGTCCAGTTGGGCGCCGGTCTCGTCTGCGATGACCACGACAGGGGCCTGGAGGTAGCCGAGGGCCTTGAGCTTGTCGAGGGCCGCCTCGTCTTCGGTGATGTCGATGACGTCGAATGCGATCTCGCGCTTGATGAGCCACGACTTCGTGGCCTTGCACTGGACGCAGAGACGGTCGGGCTTGCTGTAGACGGTGACGGACGTTGGCACGTGGCTCCTTGGGTATCTGGGCACCAACGGTAACACGCACGAGACACGCAACAGCGGAGCTAGGGGCGCTGGCTGATCAGGCGATACGGGCCTGGTAGGGCTTCCAGTCGAGCGAGTGTCGGCTCATGCTGCCGGTGCGGTTCTTGCCGAGGATGAACTCGACTTCGCCGGTGGGCTGGCCCTCGTACTTCTGGTGGTGGATCAGGAAGATCACGTCGGCGTCCTGCTCGATCGCGCCCGACCCGCGAAGATCCGAGATCTGTGGCGGTCGATCCTCGTTCGCGGTGTTGCGGTTGAGCTGGACCGCCGAGATCGACGCCGCGTTGCACTCCTTGGCGACCTGGCGGATGCCCTGGCCGATGTCTTCGAGCACCTCGTGTTGCTTCTTCTCGCGCATGGTCTTGATGAGCTGCATGTAGTCGAACAAGAACAGGTCGATGTCATGCTCGGCGTTGAGCTTTCGGCACTCAGCCATCATCTTCTCGATCGTCAGGCCGACGCGATCGGAGATGAACAGGTCCGACCCGGCGCTCTCGTCCATGTAGCTCGCGACGCGCTCGGTGTTGAACTGGTCGATGTCGCGGCGGGTGATCTGGCCGTACTCGGCCCGGGCGCCGGCAGCCACGACGCGGGAGACGATCTCGTTGCGCTCCATCTCTAGCGAGTAGATCGCGACCTTGAAGCCGTTACGCATTGCGTGGTCGGCGATATTGGTAAGCGACAGAGACTTTCCTTCACCTGGTCGCCCGGCGAACAGGTAGCTTCGCTTGCGGTGGAACCCGCCGGCGATCGTGTGGTTGATGAAGTCCCACGGTGACGGGATGACGTCCATCTCGCCCGGGTTGGTCTGCCACTCCCACCAGTCGGCCAGGGCGTCATCCCAGTGGGTGAATGCCTTGTCGGAGGCCTCGCCGAGGACCTTGACCGCGGCACGGTCGAGGGTGCGCTGCAGGTGCGCGACAGCGTCGGCCGCCGACATCTCGGCAGCGGCCTTGGTCTCGCGCCAGACCTCGGTGAGCATGGCCCGCTTGGCCAGCTCGACGTCGGGGACCAACTCCTCGACGGTGCGCCCCGCCGCGACATGGTCGGCGGCGTCCTTGCCGATCGCCGAGCGCATGACACCGACCTGGCAGTGAGGGGAGAGCAGGTCGAGCAGGTCCTTGGCGTGGGCCTCGCCCTTGTCGTCGTTGTCGCGGATGATGACCACGCGGCGGCCGTAGAGCGGCGAGAGGTCGAACATCTTCGCCTTGCCGGCGCCCATCGCCGTGGACACTGCGGTGAGCCCCTGCGCTTCCAGTGCGTGGACATCCTTCTCGCCCTCGACCACGTAGACCGTGTCGGCGTCACCGAGGCGCTCGACGCGGTAGAGCTGGTCGCCCTTGGTGTTGCCGGACTGGCGGAAGGACTTGTCGACGCCGCGGTGGACCCGGCGGCCGTCGGAGTACTTGTACTCGATCCCCCGGTCGGAGTCGAAGAGATCCTTCATCTCCAGACCGAGGGATTCGAGCACCAGCGAGGTCTCGTCGGAGTGCGAGAAGACCAGGCACTGGCCGTCGATGTCGGTGATGGTCACCGAGCGATCGTTGTGCGAGTGGCCGGGCGCCTGCGCTGCAGCCTTGCCCCGACCCTTTTCCTCGACGATGAGTCCCTCGTCTCGGAATCGCTCGAGAACGCGGTTGTATGCGACGCCCAAAGTGGTTACCCCTCAAGTTCTTTCAGGTTAATCGTGCCGATCGAATGTGGGCTGTCGGTGCCAGCGAAAACCCGCGACTCGATCTCGGTGAGGTTGGAGCCGATCCATTCCATGAACGCTCTGCGATGGAACTGACGGACGGCGGATGAACCCTGGGCGGCGATCTCGGCCGGCGGCTCAGGGGGAGCCCATTGTAGCCCACACCTCTCCTGAATCACCGTGGAGTAGGGGAAGTAGCTCCACTTCCGCAGCCAGTGACGCAGGCGCTCAGGCGAACTCGTGACGGGCATCTTCGCGGCGTGGCCGATGAGGTCGCCCGGCATGATCGGCCACGCGCCCGCCTTGCCGTAGTGAGCCTTGATCCCAGCCATGGCCTCGACGGTGAACACGTCGCTCTCGGAGAGCTGCTCGGCCCACGCGGCGACGGCCTCGTCGAGCGTCTCGGCTTCGAGCTTCATCCGGCGATCCAGGAGCGAGACCTTGGCGAGGATTGCACGAGCGAGAGGCTCGACTTCCTCGAAACGTCGCGGCGGGATCGATGTGGATGCCGTCATGCGACCCCCTCATCCAACTCTGCAGCGACAAACTCGCCTTGTTGGTACACCGGTGGCCGAGAGGCACCTTGGAGCAGTGCACGGGCAAGCTCCCCGCCCTGCAATGTCCCGGTGCGAGCCGGGCCGGCGGGCGCCTGTGGTTCGTCGAGGTAGCAATCCTGATTGAGCCAAGTCGCGGGCTGCTTGGTGTACTTCGGCGTGCGGGTCGGACTGTCGCGGTAGCGCGCCGCCCCGGCGAGGAGATCCCCCACCGTGGCGCCACGCTCGATGGCGAGTTCGTACTTCGCCCGTGCGGCCCGCTTGCCCTCCCGCCGCGGGTAGACCGACCACCACTCATCGAATGCGCTGTCGAGCTTCGGGTTGGCCCGCGCCGCCTTGCGCTTCGGCTTCGTCGACGCCTCGGCCTTCGCCACGTCCAGCTCCAGCTCCAGTTCGGCCGCCTCGCGTGAACCGGCGCCGGACGGCGCCGGAGCATCCGACGTAGGAGGATGCAGAGTGTCCGACGTAGGAGGACACTCAGGAGTAGATACGTCAGTATCTACTAGGGGTCGGGTCGGGTCGGGTCGGGTCGGGTCGGGTCGGGGCGCTGCAACACTCTCACCCTGTTGCGCCGCAACAGTTCCGGCATTGAGGCTTTGGCCTGCAGATTCTGCCCGACGACGGGCTCGACTGCGCTCCATTCGCTCCGCAGACGCAGCTCTCTTGGCTTCCGAATCGGCCTTACTCGGGTTGTAGTCAAGCCATGAACAGAAGGCGAATCCATCGCGAGTGCGCTCCCAAAGCCCCGCGTTCACGAGAGATTCGACCGTTTTTGTTGTCGCGCCCCATGCCTTAATCATGTAGTCGGGGACCTCTCCATCGGTCTCCTGCTGGGACGCCCAGGACCCCGCGATGACCCACAATCCGGCCGCCTGGAACCGCTGCCGGGCGGGGATTGCGTTCAGTTTGTGCGACGAGTGAAAGCGGTCGTCGACCTTCATCCAGCCCACGGTTCAGGCCTGAGCCAGCGCGTCGATGAGCTGATTGATCTCGCGTTGCCACGTCTCCAACTGCCGCTCGGGATCGACCTCTTCGATCTCCTCGTTGGCTGGTCGAGCGCCGTTGCAGGAGGTCCGTTTGCGGTCGATGGTGTACTCGTCGTACTGGAACGGCACCGGCCAGCCCTCCTCGATGCCACGTGCCCGAGCCTCGTCGCTGGGCCCGGCGACCTGCTCCAGCCGGTTGAAGACCTGGGGGATTGAGCGGAGCATGTCCAGGTCCAGGTTGTCTTCGCCGGCCAGGATGTTCTCGATCTCGTCCTCGCTGGCGACCAGCTCGTCGGCGAGGATCTCGACTGGGTATCCCCAGCGGACGAGCGCCTGTAGCCGGCGGGTCGCACCGATGGGTGAGGCAACACGCTCGCGAATGTCGGCCGGCAACGCCTCTAGGGCCTCGGCGGTCGAGTTGCGCAGGGCGCGCTTGGCTTTGCCGGTGCGAATGTCGCTGATCAGGTGCGCGTCGACGCCGACGATGTGGGCGAGGTGCGGGCCGTCGTAGCCGGTCTCGAACAGCGCGCTGATGTGCTCGGCGAGCGCGGTGCGGCGCTCGTCGGAGACCTTGATGCCACTGGGGCCGTCGGGATGGAACTCGGCCCAGATCATGGCGGCTTCGATAATGCTGTCCGCGGCGTCCTCGGGGATGTCGTCGACCTCGCGCAGCCGAACGCGGTCGAGCAGGCCTCGATTCAGGCCAGAGAGCCCGCCGAGATCTTGGAGCGTTGCGCCGTGTCGAATGGCGCGGTGGATGGCGTTCTCGGCCTGGATGCTGGTCATGGTCTTCAAGCTGCGGGCTCCTTGCTGATGTGTCGTTGCAGTTCTCTGGTGTGGGTGGGACAGAGCCATTGCTCACCGCCCCAACGCATTTCGTGTCTAACAAGCTCCGACGCCTCTTCGGCACATTCACCGAAGAGGTCGCGGAACTCGCAGGAGTGGGGCTCAGGCATCGAGGTCGTCGCGGAGATCGGGCGCGTACTCCTCGATGTAGTCCGAGCCCTCCCAGTCGTCGTCCTCATAGCCGCTGTTGTCGCCGAAGTCGACGGAGCTGTCGTAGATGGTCGCCACGGTCAGACCTCCTCCGCTGCGCTGTACGAGATACGCAACACTCGGCGGACGAGCTTGGCGTCGTAGCCGCGCACGCCGATACCCGCGGCGATCTCGATGAGCTGCTCCAGGACGTCTTCGGCCTCGGCTGGGTCTCCGGTCCAGAACCGATCCGCCGGCGTGGTCGCCGCCCGCAGCCTGGTGCTGGAGACAAGCTCGCCATCGGGCAGCTGGACCGAGTACTCGTATCGGACCTCGGCGGTCGGGTCGGCGATCTTCTCCCGCAGCGATGGGTGCTCGGCGAGTAGTTCGGCGAGCTTGGCGTTCGGTCCGAGCACGATGTCCTCCGATGTGGGGTGGGTGGTGAAGATGACTGCGTGTTCCACGGGCACTAGGGCTCCTATGCGTCTTCGAGTGCGGAGGGGAGGGCGTCGAACCAGGCCTTGAGTTCCTCGTCGGGGATCACGACTCGGGTGCCGATCCGCTTGGCCATGAGATCGCCGGCCTTGATGGCACGCTCGATGGTCGGCTCACTGACTCCGACGATGCTGGCGGCCTCGGACTTGCTGTATGCGAGCTTCACTGCACGACCTCGCCCTCGATGACGGTCGACTCGGCGTCGACGGCCGCCTGGTTGGGCACGACATTCGGGTCGCTGGGCGGCGGGGTGGTGGCGCTGGAGAAGGCGTCCGTGGCCGCGGCGACGCCGACACTGCGGCGGTCCTCACTGGAGGTGTCGACGAAGTCGATGAGCATGCGGATCGCCGTCTTGAGGACCATGATCTCGTCCCACTGCTCCCAGACCTTGCCGCGAGACTGGGCGCGGACCTTGGCGAGGTAGCGGGGATCGGCGAGCTTGACCTCGCTGGTGGTGCCGTCGGCGCGCACGGCGTAGGCGTAGGACATGATCGGCTTGGAGCTGCCGTCGCGGGCGGCCCAGTCGATCTCGTGGCGCGGGCGCTCGTCGACGTTGCGGTCGTACTGGAACTTGCCGGCGCGGTACTCGCTGTCGTAGACGACCTCGGCGACGACGCGGACGTACTGGCCCGAACGCAGGATGCGCTGGATCATGCCCTTGTAGGACTCGGCGCCCTGGATCTTGCCGCTGCGCACGGTGAGGTAGTAGTCGTCGGTGCCCGGGATGTGGCCCAGGCGTGCGCACTCCAGAAGTGCGCGCATGAGTGCGGCGCGGTCATTGAGTGCGGCGCGCTCGATCTCGGGGGTGGCCTTGGTGGCGGCCTCGGCCATGCGCAGCCATGCGCGCTGCTCGACCTGGCCGGGCAGGACCTTGAAGAAGTCCTCCGAGCGGCTGCGGACCATGGCGGCCGGGCTGGCTGGCTTCTGCTGTTGTGGGAGGTTTCCCGATGGCTCGCCGTTCTGTTCGGCGATTGCGTTTCCGATGAGGCTCAAGGGGTTTCAGTTCCTTTTCTGGTGGGTGGAGCGAGATTGAACTCTAGGTGACGTGGCTCGCAGATGTCAACACGAGACACGCAACACTAGGCCGCGACTTTGTCGAGGGCCTCGCGGATCGACTCGGGGTAGGGCTCTTCGAGTCCGAGGTAGCGCAGATACGGCGGCTTGTTGCCGCGTCCGGCCTTCTGCCGGCGGGCGACCTTCTCGACCTGGATGTCGAACTCGTCCTCGCCTGGTCGCTCGACGTAGACGTACTGAGCGCGACCGGCCAGCTGGAGAACCTGAGACTCCATGTACAGGCGCTCGGCCTTCGCTGCCTCGTCGGCCTTCACCGCGGCGAGGTAGCGCGCCGCGACGTCGGGTTCGAGCGTGATGCCTTCTCCCATGTCGATCTCGGGGTGCATCTGGCGCACGATCTCGTAGGTCGCGCCATGCTTGTCGAGGGAGGGCTCGACGCCGGCGGCCAGGTTGTCCATGAACTCTTGGCCGGCGTCGATCAGGATCTGCGCATCCTCGGCCGAGAACTCCAGCTCGTAGGTCCGATAGTCCCAGCCACTGATCAGCACGGCCACGATCATCTTCTCGACCTTCATCACCGCGGCGTAGTAGAGCACCTGGCATAGGTAGTAGATCGGGATCTGCTTGGAGCCTTGTGGTCCCCAGCCGTCGCCTCGGGCGCTGGTCTTGATCTCCAGGAGCGCGACGCAATTGCCTTGTTCGTCCCAGATCAAGCCGTCGGGGTTGACGTTCATCCACGCCCGATTGATGTCGCGGAAGGTGTCTCCGGTGGTCATCGTGCACCCGGGCGCAAGCTGCTGCAGCCCGTCACCGAAGGTGCCGTCGGTGGTCTTGAAGAACTCGTAGATGGTGGGCTCGTGATTGGTGCCCCAGCGCATGATCGCGGTCTCTTCGGCCAGTCCGATCCCGTCGCGCTTGTTGTAGTACAGCGAGAAGTGACTCGTCCATGGGTTGAGTCCGACGACCGCTGAGATCTCCGAGCCGCCGATGGCGTGTGCGCGAGCGGCGTGCCATTCAGGAGATCCCGGTGGCCAGTTGCCGATCTTCACGGCATTGCCGTTGATCAGCTCGTTCACTTCGAGGTCACGCAATGGTGTACTCCCGAACCTGAGATTCGAGCACTTCGGTGCGAATCGTAGCCCAGCCCGCGTTGCGCACGAGGGTCACTACTCGCCCGCTGCGCGGTGGTCGCGTGCGGGATCGCCTGGTGCCCACCGAGATGCGCATCCGCATGCCCTCCACGATCCAGATGAACGGCTGACCGATGATGGTGACCGTGTCTCCCGGCTTGAAACGACCGGGCAAGGTGATGTCCATAGAGGCTCCCTGATGTGTGTTGCGTGTCTCGTACGTTATACGCTAACACGGTGCGACGACAGGGCTCCTGAGCTGCGGGGCTATGTAGCTGGCGCTACTTACAGTTGACTGTTGCGCCTCTCGTGAGACATGATGTAGCAATGCCGAATGCAAACGAGCTACCCGAGCCCTGGTACACCGCGCTCACTGACGCGGGGTACGTCGGGCCATACGGCGAACCCTCGTTGTGCAAACTCGCCGAGGGGATCGACGCGCACCCGTCGACCGTCTCGCGGCTGATCCGTGGCGCCAACGCGAAGGGGGCCCGCCCTGAACTCGTCGCCAAGATCGCCGATGCCCTGGGGCGCAAGCCTGAGGATGTCGCGTCATGGGCGGGGGAGCAGTGGCAGGCGGGGCTGGGTCCGTACTCTGTGCCCTCCGGCGCCGAGAGTCTGACACTGCGCCAGCGGGAGTCGGTCGACCGCGTGATTCGAGCGTTCATCGAAGTCAATCGCCGCGAGCGTAGCCGCCGGGCCCTCGACACCAAGATGGTCCGCCAGCTCGCGAAGGCCACCGGCAAGACTCGCGTCGAGATCGCCGACATCCTGGAGGAGATCGAAGGCCGCGAGGAGTAGCCCTTCCGCCACAACAGAATACGAGAAAAGAGAACCCCGAGGGCCGCAGCGCCCCGGGGTTTTTCTTTTGCCTCGGATGTATGTGTATAGTGACTAACGCATCGCACGAGACACGCAACAGTGACGGAGGATGAGACACCTTGGCCAACACGAAGACCTGCCCAGCCACGCTCAATCGCGAGGTCGGCGATCACACGTTCAAGCTCGACTGCGCGATTGACCCCGACGATCACTACGAGATGGCACACACCCTCGCCAATGGCATCACCTGGCACGCCGGCGAGGAGCGCACCGCGGCAATGCAGGTCGAAGCCCTACCCAAGCCGGACCCCAACCGCCGCGGCGGACGCCAGTGAGTAGTCCGAGCATCCTCCTCGACGGAACCGTCGGCAGCCAGGCCTACGGTCTCGCCACCAAGAGCTCCGATGTCGACACCATGTCTGTCCACGTGCAGCCGACCGTGGTCCTCACCGGGCTCGACAAGCCGCCGGCCGAGACCATCGAGACCAAAGCGCCCGACAGTGTCTCGCACGAGATCGGCAAGTTCCTCCGACTCTCCCTCGGCGGCAACCCGAACATCCTGGAGTTCCTGTGGCTGCCGGTGCACACCGTCTACTACCAGGCCGGTAACGACCTCATCAACATCCGCGAGGACTTCCTGTCGCAGGAGATCCGCCACCGATACCTCGGATACGCCGACCAGCAGTTCAAGCGCCTCGAACGCGACCATCGATTCCCGGACGTCCCCATCGCCCGCAAGGAGAAGCACGCACGCCATCTGCTGCGCCTCCTCCAGCAGGGCATGTACATCTGGCGCACCGGCGAGCTGAAAGTCGAAGTCGACAACCCAGACGAGCTGCACGACGCAGCCAAACGAGTGATCGACCCCGACGTCGGAAACCTCCTCGCCGGCGAGCTGTGCAGGCAGGCCTCCGACTACTTCGACAGCGTCGCCACGCCCCTCCCGCTCGAACCCGCCCGCACCCGCGCCCGCGACCTTCTCGCCGACATTCGCGCCGGCTGGATCAGATGAAAGGCCTACACCACCACATGACCCTCACCCTCGAACCGCCCCTCAACCCGAACTACGTCGCCACCGTCGTCAAGCTCGGCGCGCCGCACACCCTCGACGGCCTCGACAACCTCGTCGGCGTGCCCGTCTTCGGCCTCCAGGCACTGACCACCAACGACCACGAGGTCGGCGAACTGATGGTCGCGTTCACCGCGGAGACCCAGCTCTCCGAGGAGTTCACGAAGATGAACAACCTCTACCGCGATACCGACCTGAACGTCAGCTCGTCGGCGCCCCGTGGCTACCTCGAAGCCAACCGCCGGGTGCGAGCCATCCGACTCAAGGGCCATCAGTCCAGCGCGCTACTGTTGCCTGTCTCGTGCATCGAGTACACCGGCATCAACCCGGCCGAACTCGAGGCCGGAATGTCGTTTGACCAGCTCAACGGGCATGAAATCTGCCGCAAGTACGTCGTGCCGGTCAAGAGCAACCCGGGCCGCACCGCCAAGCAGGCCGAGAAGGCCTTCCGCAAGGTCGACGAGAAGGTCTTCCCGCTCCACATCGACACCGCCAACTTCTGGCGCGCACTGCCCGAACTCAAGGGCCTCGGCGGCGAGCTGATCATCACCCAGAAGCTCCACGGCACCTCGGTCCGCGCCGGCAACGTCCCGGTCCTCAACCCGCCCATCGAGCCCGCCTTCAACGGCCTGCGCCGCAAGCTCGGCCTCACCCCCAAGCCAGCCCGACCAGCCACGACCGTCTGGGCCGAAGACACCGAGTTCGTCGTCGGCTCCAAGCGCGTCATCAAGGACGAGGCCAACGCCAGCCAGGGCTTCTACGGCGGCGTCGACGTCTTCACCGCCGTCGCCACCGAGCAGCTCGACGGCAAGATCCCCGAGAACTTCATGGTCTACGGCGAGATCATCGGCTGGGTGCCCGGCACCGACAAGCCGATCCAGAAGGGCTACACCTACAACCTGCCCCAGGGCCGCGCTGACCTCTACATCTACCGCGTCGCCATGATCAACCGCAGCGGCCAGATCGCCGACCTGTCCTGGGACGCCGTGAAGACCTTCTGCTCCGAGCGCGGACTCAAGTGGGTGCCCGAGTATGCCCGCATCCCCGCCATCCGACTCAAGCGCGCATTCGGCGACCTCAACATGACGAAACTCGTCGAGGAGTACCTCGACGTTCGCCACGAAGACGTGTGGCTCGACGGCGGGCCCGTGTACCGCGAGAAGCCCGTCCCGCTCTCCAACAAGAAGACCGTCGACGAGGGCGTCTGCATCCGCCAGGACAACACCGTCCCGACCATCCTCAAGGCCAAGAGCCCCAAGTTCTTCGAGCACGAGACCAAGCTGCTCGACAAGGGCGAGGTCGACATCGAGAGCGCGGAGTCGGCGGCATGACCGAGGAGTACCGACCAGTCCCGGGCTTCGAGACGCACTATCAGGTCTCGAACCTCGGCAACGTCCGGTCGATCGATCGCACGATCACCGACACCCGCGGCGTTCTACGCAGCATGCGCGGCAAGCAGCTCTCCGCTGCCTCGCACGCCGACGGATACCGGTACGTGAACCTCCGCATCGGCAGCGACGTCCAGAACGTCGTCAACATCCGCCAGCTCGTGGCCGCCGCATTCCTCGGCCACCCGCTGCACGACCGATCCAAGGTGATCGTCAACCGCAACGAGGACCGGGCCGATGACCGCGCCGAGAACCTCACGCTCGTCGACGGCCGATCCTTCCGCGCCGACCTGGTCGCCCGGGCCCGCGAGTCGATCACCGCCCGTGAGGTCTGCGGCCGCGGTCACAAGATGGTCGAGGAGAACATCTACGAGCCCGGCCGGCGTTGCCGGGCGTGCCACCTCGGCCGCTCCTACGTGTACCGCAAGGGCCTGACCCGCGCTGACATCGCCCCGGCGTCGGACAAGGCCTACGCCAAGCTCCTCGGCATCGAAGGGGTCGCGGCGTGAGGTTCGTCAAGATCACCGTCGACCACTCCCGCACGATCAGCCGCGTGAAAGTCACCGCCGACGAGGTCCGCGTGAAGGTCCGCCGGCAGGAGTTCGACGGCCCAACCGCGTGCCAGATCGCGCACGAGGTCGACCGCATCGTCCCCGCCCTCGACCGCAAGCTCAAGGGCAACCTCTACCTGACCCAGCGATGCGACACGGGAGCCTGGGGCGAAGTCCCCATGCTCTCGCTCCACGACGACCACGGCGAGCGGTTGCGCATCGAGTTCGATCCCGCCGGCAACGCGGTGGAGGTCGTCGACCGAGATGCAACCAGCTGATCTCGGAATCTACGTCGACGACGGCGAGCACCAGGCATGGCTCGCCTTCGTCGACGTGATGACCGACGACCTCATCGAGCACCGGGACTGGGAATGGTACTGGCCACAGTTCCGTGATGACTACCTCGAAGACGAACGAAACAACCTGCACTGAAAGGGGATTGGCGTGCGAAGTTTCAAGGTCCACGTGTCCACGAACGTCTCGTGCTCCATCGTGGTCGACGCCGAGGATCAGGCCGAAGCCGAGGAGCTGGCAATCCAGCTCCTCCCGCAGCCCAACGACTGGAACTGGGACAACAGCGACTACTACGAGGTCGCCGACGTTGAGGAGCTGACGTGACCGGCTGGATCGCCTTCGCCATCCTCGCGCCCCTCTCGGCCACCCTTCTCCTGCTCCTCGTGGTGACCATCGCCGATCGTGATCGCATCGACGATGACCTGCGCACCGAGATCCACTCGCGCATGAACTACGAGCAGAGGTCCAACATCGCCGAGGGCAAGCTCGCCAGCGTCGACAAGGTGCTCAAGACCGCCCACGGCGATCTGATTCACCGCAGCGCACTACAGATGGCCCTCGGACGAAAGGAGCTTCGGTGACCGAATGGCATGTTGGACAGAAGGTCTGGTTCAGCCCCGGCCACCGCCGACGGGGCGCCAGCCAGGACCGCGAGGTTGAGATCACCAAGCTCGGCCGAAAGTACGCATACGTCAACGTCATCGAGCACGGCAAGGACGTCGGCTTCGACATGCGCACCGGCCGACAAAAGGGCGACCCGAACAGCTCATGGCTGGGGCACTTCATCACGATGGAGCGCCACCTGAACCAGGAGCGCGAGCGCGCCGTGCTCGGCGCACTCAGCTCCCGGCACGACTTGGTCTACAAGACCGCCCGCTTCCGGCATGAGCCCACCAGGCACTCGCTCGACACCCTCGAACTGGTCCTCGAAGTCCTCGACCGAGGGGTTGCCAGTGCAGACGATCTGTGACGAGTGGCCGGTCGCCCGCAAGCCGCACTTGTGCATGCACTGCAGCCGGGCGATCAACAAGGGCGAGAAGTACAACCGCCAGTTCAATGTCGTCGCCGGGGATGCGTGGACCTACAAGACCTGCCGGCACTGTCGGGCGCTCGTCAGCCTGATCGACATCAACCCCTGGGGCGAGGGCATCACGGACTGGGACATCGCCGACTACGAGCCCCGCACCGCCGACGAGGAATGGCTCCTCGAATGCTGGCGCAACCGATGGACATACCCAAGTGGCCGGCTCATGCCGGTGCCAAGTGAGAAGGAGAATCAGCATGTCTGACAACGTGATCCGAATCGGCCTGGAAGTCACCCTCAAGGCTCAGACCTACATCACGATGGACGCCGGCCGCGTCGCCGAGATGGAATCCGCCGGCATCGACACCGACGACCCGGAGACCGTCGCCCTGTACCTGGAGCGCGAGTTCGATCGGCACAACGAGATCGACGCCATCTGCGACTTCTCCCAGCTCGAAGGCGTCCTCGCCGTCGACGACCTGGAGATCTTCGACATCCAGGTGAACGGGAGCCGCTCGTGAAGGACTTCGAGATCATCATCACCGGCGACGCGGACCTCCGCGGAGTCGACCCGGCAACAGCCGAGGAGATCGCCGCGGAGCTGAACGAGAAGATCCGAGAACTGCTCGGGCGAAAGAAGTATCGGACCCTCAAGGTCGAGTCGCTCTACGTCGACGTCCATCCGATCGGGGGCCGGTCGTGAGCATGCACGTCGGCCGGTCGTTCTACGGCCACCCCCTCGAAGATGAGTGCCCCTGCCCGCAGGCGCCGTGTGGTCTCGTCGACACGGCGCTGGTCCACCCCGACTGTGACCAGCACCCGTTCGACCGGGCCAAGACCCTGCGTCAGGCACACCCGGCCGAGTCCTGCGAGCTGCTGCATGGGTGACCCCGTCCGGCCCAACCCGCCGCTGCCGAGCTACCGGGAGGCTATCCAGGCCAGGCGTTGGGTCGGGGTCGACCTCGAAGGCGACCGGGAGACGGCCGACCAGCTCATCGGCAGCGACACCTGGGTGTCGACCGAGCCCGACGGCGGCCTGTACCTCACCACGATCTACCTCGAAGAGTGCCTGCGTCGCCTGCAGGGCATCGAGGTCATGGTCGACACCCTGACGACCTTGGGTCGGCCACCGATCCAGCTCGAAGCAGACATCCTCAGCATGATCCGCCGAGGTGCGTGGGCACCACCGGTGGCCTGACGAAAGGAATCGCATGTACATCGACATCGACCGGCTCGATATGGAGTCCGTGATCGCGAACTCCTACAAGAACTTTCACACCAAGGGGTTCGACTACATCTGCATCGGCCGCACGCCCGCGCTGACCGAGAAGCTGTACTTCTTCAACGGGGACGTCAGCCTGCTGCCCGACGTGGTCAACCCCCACGACCACCGGTACCACTTCTGGACCACCTGCCTGGCCGGCGGTGTCGGCAACAGCGTCTATGAGGAGGTCGGCAACACGTCCGATCCGCTCGACGTCTTCCGCTCGGTGGCCGTCGACGTGTTCGACTACCTCACCCCGCTCAACGGTGGCGACGGATTCACCCACCGCGGGCGCACGCACCTGATGGAGATCGGCCGCTGGGACTACGCCCCCGGCGAGCGGTACTCGATGATGGCCGACGAGATCCACACCATCCACATCAACCAGCCGGGCACTGTGCTCTACCTGCGCCAATACCAGGATGTCGTCCCCGTCGGCACGCCCACGCGGACCTACTCGCCGGACGCCTCGCCGACGCCCACGACGGCCGATGACGGGCTCTACGACAAGTACACCGCCGACGAGATCGTCGCGCAGCTGCGGATCTACAACGACAAAGTCTCAGGAGGAATGGCGTGAGCACAATTCGGGAACTCTGGCTCAATCCCGCCACTGGCGAGTTCTACTGGCAGCTCGACAACTGGGGCGGGTTCTGGAATGGCGAGGGGGGCTGGGGCGACCAGAAGCGCGACTCCATCCCCGAGGGCTGCCTCCTGTTGATCAAGGACGGCCAGGCCGCTCCCGGGATCGAGAGCGTGGCCTACCCCGAGTCGGCCGAACTCATCGAGCGCCACGGCAAGGACGCCCGACGGCGGCAGCTGGAGCGCGAGTATCGCGAGTCCTACCGGCCGCCGGCGTACTGGCAGTCCGACGGGTACCGCGAACTCCAGGCGCGCATGCGCGAAGAAGGTCTCCTCGATGAGTGAGGCCGAATGGCGGTCGGTGCCGGATTACGAGGGGTACTACGAAGCGTCCTCGGCCGGCGAGATCCGCCGGCTGACCCGCCAAGTCGCCCGGCGCGCCGGCAGCGAGGCCACTCACACGGGCAAGACCCTCAGGCCATCAGTGAACGCCCGAGGCTACCCGCAAGTTCGCCTCTCCCGCGAGGGCAAGTCGAAGCTCCATATGGCCGCCCGGGTCATCCTCAGCGCCTTCGAGGGCCCCGGCGACTGGGACGACGTCGCAGTACCCATCGACGACGACTGGACCAACCTGGCCGTCGACAACCTCACCTGGATGAGCCGCCTGCAGCTCGCCGACCGAAACAGGAGATAGCACCCATGCACCCAGCCGACCTCAAGCCGACCGACGTCGGATCGACCCTGGAGATTGCCACCAAGGTCAAGTCCAAGCCGGTCCGCGGCACCATCGTCGAGATCCAGCCGCCGCGTGGCGGGGTCATCCGAGTGCTGCTGCGCCAGGCCTTCGGAAACCGTTGGTACACACTGACGAACGCCGACACAGTGGAACTCCCCGCGTAGTAGTGTTGCGTGTCTCATACGTGCTAGAGTTGCACCCGATCTAGTGAAAGGAGATCAAGTGAGCGTTTTCACCGACGTCGCCGCGTTCCATGCGGCGGCCGACCTGGAGCGACCATCCGTCCCGACCGTGCCCGGTCCGCGCTTTGGCTCCGTCGCCCTCAGTCAGGTCCAGGCGATGGTCAAGAGCCTCGGCCTGGCCCGGCGCTTGAGCAAGGAGCTGTCGCTGGTCAACGGTGACGACGTGGCATTGCGCCGCATTCGCCTCATGGTCGAAGAGCTGACCGAGACCGTCGTCGCCATCCTCGAAGGCGACGTCGTCGGCACCACCGACGGGCTGACCGACCTGCAGTACGTCACCGCGGGCTCGGCCGTCGACTTCGGCATCGACCTCGACTGGGCGCACCGCATCGTCCACGACGCCAACATGGCCAAGCGCAACCCGGCCACCGGCAAGTTCGACAAGGACCCGGCCAACAAGATCATCAAGCCCGAAGGCTGGGTCGGCCCCGAGGACAAGCTGATCGACATGCTCATCAGCAGCGGCTGGGAGGTCTGATGTTCATTCGCAACCTCATCGCCCGCGGGGCTGCCATCGCTGCCGGCGCTGCGCTCGGCGGCAAGCTCTTCGGCACCGTCGACGCGCCCTGGAGCGCCGTGATCACTGTCATAGCCTCGGCTGTCGCCCTCTCCTTCGTCATGTTCTGGATCAACGAGGCGAAAGCTGGGGGGAGCGCGATGACCAGCAGCAGCAGCGGATCTCAATCCGGCGGACTCGGGCTCGCCAGTGTCCTGACCGTCATCTTCGTGGTGCTCAAGCTCACCGACAACATCGACTGGTCATGGATCTGGGTCCTCTCCCCGATATGGATCAGTGTCGCCATCCTCCTGCTGATCCTGATCGTCGGCGGCGTCATCGTCGTCGGGATCGCCGCCGCCGGTGCGCTCAAGTCCAGCCGAAAGGGTCGCCGATGACGACCCTGACCTGCATGCGCGGATACCCAGGGTCGGGCAAGTCGACCGAGGCCCGGGCCATCGCCAAGAGCGCCAAGGCCGCCACAGTCATCATCGGTCGGGACTATATCCGCGAGATGCTGTTCGGCCCCGACTACCAGCAGAACTCGTCGGCCGAGGACACCGTCACCGTCGCCCAGCGGTCGCAGATCACTGCGCTCCTCAAGGCGGACACCGATGTGATCGTCGACGACTGCAACGTCAATGCTCAATACCTCAAGTCGTTCCGCGATCTCGCCCGTCGAGCTGGCGCCCATTTCCAGGTCGTCGATGTGCCGACCGATGTGGAAACGTGCATCGTTCGCGACTTCGCACGGTACGAGCAGGGGGGTCGGCACGTCGGAGAGGCGGTCATCCGCAAGATGGCCAAGCGTCACCCGATCTCGAAGTGGTCGACCGTGAAGCCGCGTCAGCCGATCGTAGTCCGGCCCCTCCAGGAGGGTGAGAACAGCGAGATGCTGATGCCGGTGTACATCGTCGACATCGATGGCACCCTGGCCAATCACGACGGCATCCGCAGCCCGTACGACTACACCAAGGTCGCCGAGGACACGCTGCACGAAGATGTTGCGTATCTCGTGAACAAGCTGGCCGAGAACAACGGGATCATCATCATGTCCGGCCGTGACGACACCTGCCGTCACGACACCGCGATGTGGCTCGCGATGAACGACATCACGTTCGACAACCTCTACATGCGGCCAACAGCAGGGGTCGACGAGCGAGCCAAAGACCCCGACTGGATCGTCAAGCTCGGACTCTTCAACAAGCACATTCGCAACCAGTACCACGTCCGAGGCGTGATCGATGACCGCCAGCAGGTCGTCGACCTCTGGCGCCAGCTCGGCCTGCGCTGCTACCAGGTCGCACCCGGCGACTTCTGATGGTCGACGCCCTGCTGCGCGCCCTCTGTCGCCTCTCTCACCACAAGTGGGTCGAGATGGCAGAGGGCGCGCCGCGGCACGAATGCCAGTACTGCAACAGCATCAAGGAGGAACAACCCTGATGGGCCCCAAGCCATCACCCATTCGCGACCTCGTCGCCGCGGCGATCGGTGCCACCGACGCCATCGACGTCGAGATGCTCATCTCCGAGTTCGAGATGACCCACGTCGTCGAGACCCGATCGGACCGCAACTTCGACATGGGCCTCATCGCAGCCCGACAGCACGAAGACGCCGCCGAGATCCAGCGCCTCGAAGAGCTGCTCATCGGATTGGGGGTCGACCCGCATGCGAAAGTCTGACCGCAAGAAGGTGATCGGCTGGTCCCTCGCCGTCGCAGCCGTCGGGGCGCTGACCCTGACCGGATGTGGTGCCGGCAGTAGCCACTTCTCGGGTGACGGGGACTTTGGCCAAGAGCCCAAGCTCATGCAAATCGAGCTACCCGACGGCCGGACGATTCCGTGCCTGTTCCTGGGCAAGAGCCAGCACCGCGTGATGTCCTGCGACTGGGATGAGGCCCACTGATGGCGCGGGTGGGAATCGATCTCGACGGCGTGCTCTACCAGTTCCACTGCGCCCTGCGGGAGTTCATGTGCGACCTCGGCTTCTCGATGGACGACATGCCCGACCCGGCCGAGTGGTCCTTCGGCGAAACCTGGGGCCTGAATGGCAAGGGCTTCAAGATGGTCTGCGACCTGGCGGCCGACCAGGGCCGCCTGTGGAACTACCACAAAGCCTCGGATGCTGACGTGAGTGCGCTCCACCGCCTGGTTGCCAACGGACACACGATCCACATCGTCACCGCCCGCGACTTCGGCACTCGCGCAGGCGTCACCCAGGCGGCCACACTCGCCTGGCTCAAGGGGAACGACATCCCGTTCGACTCGATCACCTTCTCGACGGACAAGACCGTCGTGAAGCTCGACTACATGATCGAGGACAACGTCGAGAATCACCTGGCCCTGCACCGCGTCGGCGTTGAGTCCGTGTTGCTCACCCAGCCATGGAACCGGCACCTGCCCGCCACCCGGGTCGCGACCGTGAGCGAGTTCGTCGACTTCGTCCTCCACCCCGACCCCATGCCGTTCTGAGGAGAGCAATGAGCACACTCACCACCGAAGAGATCCGCCAGACCTCGTCCACTGGCGCCGAGAAGGGTCAGAAGATCCAGCGCGTCGACCTCCTCCCCGTCCGGCCGCTACTCAAGGTCGCCGAGCACTATGGCGTCGGAGCAAAAAAATATGCCGAAAGGAACTGGGAGGCAGGATATTCCTGGTCACTCAGTTACCAGTCGCTCATGCGCCACGCGCTGCAGTTCTGGGCCGGCGAGGACATCGACGAAGAAACCGGCACGCCCCACATGGCCGCCGTCGTCTTCCACGCCCTCGCGCTCATGGAGTTCATGGAGACCCACCGCGAGTTCGACAACCGACCATCGACGACCGAGGCCCAGCGCCAGGCCGCCGAGCTGGCCCAGGCGATCGAGCACGCAGGCATGCTCTGGTCGCTGCCGGACGAGCCCACGAAGATCGAGTTCGACACGTACACGCCCGAGCCGGTCGACCCTGATCCGACCTGGACCGACCTCGACGACGTGCCCACGAGCGTCGGCTATGTCATCGACCAGGACGGCGACTACTGGCGACGCGACGAAGACGACATCTGGACGGCCAACACGACCACCACGCCTCTGCAGCCGAGCTTCTGGCATCCATGGTCGTGGAGCATCCCGAAGCGCCCGCCGATCATCGAGAGCCTGCGCGCCGCGGACATGTCCGACCAGCGATTCCAGGTCGCCGAGCAACTCGCCCGCACATCCGCGGGCCGGATGCGGCCGTGAGCGCGCCGCTCGCGCCACTGGCCGGGGTCACAACGACCTCAGCCCTGGCTATCACGCTACTGATGAGACTCGAGCCACTAGGGGTGATCCTCTCCCGTGCGGAGGCTGAAATGCTTGCTCACGCAATCGAGTTCGACTTCGACGTCGACTTCAAGCACCCCGACTACCGACAAGGAGCAAGCGGTGACGTCCCCGACATTCTCGCCTAAGCAGCGGGCCTACCTCGCCCAGGTGGTGCGCGGCGAGCTGGATCGCTGGCAGGTGGAGATACAGACCCTCCGGTCGGGCTGTGCGTCGAACTTCGTGAGCTTCAACGAGAGCGCCGGCGAGAAGGTTGTCGACGCACTGATTCGACATGGCGGGATAGCGCCCGCGCACACCACCCATGACCGCGCCGTGGAGGTCACAAAGGCGTCGATCCGCGGGTCGTCGGAGTGGCTTGCCGCCGAGAACGCGGCTGCTGTCGTCAAGGCGCTCGACGATGCTGGCCTGCTCGTGAAGGACCCGTCTTGATGCCGGGCCTGACCGAGCGGCGCCTCGGCAACCGGTTCTATCGCGACTGGACCAACAGCATGGCCGACCTGTTCGAGGACTGGGTCCGCGAACTCGAAGCCGCAGACATCCCGCCGGCCGACTGGGTTCCGATCGTCGCCGACAGCGTGTTCCCGGTCGTCGCCGACGAGTTCGCGGAGTGGCTGGGTGACTGCTACTGACTGCGGCGGCTGCCGGGGCCTGGGTGGGCACTCGCCGCGGTGCCACACCCAGCCCGGCGCCCACTGGCGTCGCCTCGAAGACCTCGCCGAGCGCCTCGGCGACAGCATCGGGCCGAACGACATGGCCGCGGCGAACATGGCCTACGCCGTCGCCGGGCGGATGCGGGCCCGACACAGGGAGGAGGTGGAGCGTGCCCGAGCTGCCACCTGACCTACCGAGGGACCAGGCCCGCTGCATCAAGTGCTTCGCCCCCATCAACCGCTGGCACGGCATCTGCGCCAACTGCACACACGGAAGACCGGAGGACCTCCCATGCCTGACTACCAGGTGACGCTCTACGCGACCGAGACCATCGAGGTCTGCGCCGACGACGAGCACGACGCCTACGCCCAGGCCGAGTCGTACGCGAACATGGAGACCTGGGACTACCACACAGTGGACCCGCTCTGATGGCGCCGTCGTGGACCCACGCCGAAGCATCAGCACGACACTTCGGCGGCGAGCCGGACGACTACATCGCCATCCATGAGTGGATCGACCAATTCAAGGGCATGGTCGGCGACGTCACTCACCGGCAGTACCTGCACAACACCGCAGGCCCCTGGATGGCCCAGGAGGTGTTCGGCCGGACGATCGAGAACTCGGCCGGCAAGAAGGTCGTGGTGCGCGAGATCGCCGAGCACCACATCATCCAAGACCTCGGCTGGCTCCCGTCGCCGGCCGACTGGTCCGCCTGCCTCACCTGCAAGGTGTGGATGGGTGGCCGTCGCAACAAGTTCATCGGCCGCGAGGAGCTACTCGAATCCTCACTGCCACACCCAAACAAGTCTCGAAAGGGGACAGAGTGACCACCACTCAGAACACCATCGAAGGCCGTCCGATCCGCGGGCAGATCTCGCGCTACGGCGACACCCCGAGCGAGCAGAAGCCGCTGAGCGAGCTTCTCGACAAGCTCGACGCGCTCCTGGCCTTCCCTGAGGTCGAGGCGATCCGCTGGCGCCAGTGGACCCCGTACTTCAACGACGGCGACGTCTGCACCTTCTCGGCGTACGGCGTCGAGGTCAAGTTCGTCGACGGCGACGATGAGGCCGGCGACAGCGAGGATGGGTTCGTCGACGAGAGCGGCGAGTTCCCGGCCGGGTACTTCGATACCCACGCCCATCGCACCTACAAGGGCTACGACAGCGAACTCCGTCGACCGGTCTACGAGATCCCCGAGGGATTCATCGAGGTCGACTATGACGACCGGGAGTACTTCGCGGGCGGCACCGTTCACCGCGCCGACATCCAGTCCGCCCACGCGGCCCTGCGAAAGGCCATCGAGTGCGGCGAGCATGACACCAAGCTGACCGAGCACTTCGGTGACCCGGCCGAGGTTGTCGCCACCCGGGACGGCTTCGACGTCGAGTACTACGAGCACGACTAGTCGTCCGATTGGACGATAGCGCCGCCGGCAGCCCTGTGCTCGCCGGCGGCGTTCGCGCATCGTGTTGCGCCGCTTGATTTTTCCAGAAAAATTGTGTGTTGCGTGTCTCGCGAAAGTCGCATATGCTCCATTCGACTTAGAAAAACCTGAATGGAGGATCTGAAACACATGAGCACCACCCGCCGCCGTTTCGCCCGCACCGCCGCCCTCATGGGAGCCACCCTCGGCCTCGCTCTCGGGGCCGCCATCCCGGCGCAGGCCGTCACCACCGACCAGTATGACCGCGTGAAGACCGTGTTCTGCAGCAGCGAGCGATACGGCAACGAGGTCGAGTACTACGCCGGGGACGTCAAGAAGGACCACACCGTCCAGCTCCGCGAGAACAACAAGGGCCTCTGGTGCGGCTCGTCGAGCTTCACCGAAGGCGACGAGTACGGTGACTTCATCGCCGCCTCCATCACCAACCCGAAGGCCAACTACGTCTACTGCGCGATCTGGATCAACGGCCGGATCGACGTCGCCTCCGAGGATCGTGCCAGCGAGTACAGCGCGCCGTACACCTACTGCATCTGACAGCCACCTGACCGACAAGACCCCCGGGCGCCCTCTCACCCCGGGGGTCTTGCGCATCCCCAGCCAAGAAGCCTCGACCACGTTGCATGTCTCGAATAGCGTCATTCGTGAGACACGCAACGGAAGGCCGAAATGGCACAGAAGAAGAGAATCGTCCGAGTCCGCGGCATCAGCGAGCCGCTGCCAGGACGCACCCTGCTGCACGGGGTCACCGACCTGCTCGACCCGAACGCCTACGAGTTCGTCGACCTGGAGTGGAGCGCCCAGTACGGCCCCGCCGGCGCCAAAGGCATCATCGGCGAGGACTACGAGACCGCACTTCGCGAGGGTGTCGCGAAACTGCGCGCACTCCTCGACGAAGCCCCGGCCATTGTCATCGGATACTCCGGCGGCGCACACCTGCTGCACATCGTGGCCTGGGCTGGACATCACAACCTCCTCGCTGCTGGATTCATCGCCGACCCAGCAATGCCCGCGGACATCACCAAGGTCGGCTGGGGGATCACCGGCGAGATCCGCCCGATCAGCCGGTCGCTGCCGACGCGATGGATCTACAACACCGGCGACATCATCTGCTGCGCGCCGGCCGACTCGCCACTGCGGACCATCAGTGATGCGACCGGCAAGTTCGGCGTGCTCAACTTCGGCAACTGGGGCTGGGACCTCATCGACCGCCTGGTCACCATGCGCTGGCAGGTGCTGTTCAAGTACATCTTCCAGGGCCCGCTCGCAATGCGGGACCGGGTCAACCTCGCGATCGACGGCGCCATCGGCTACCTCGACGGCAGTGACCACGTGGCCGCCTACGTCGGGGCCCGTCAGCACGAGCTGGCCCGCTGGATCGAGACCGTCGCGTGAAGGTCGAAGACATCAAGCAGTATCAGACCCTCGACGAGGCCGAGGCCGCGGTGAAGGAATCGCTCGTCGAGCTGAACGCCAAGGCTCGTCGCGCCGGGGAGATCGGGGCCGTCGACGCCTGGGCCATCCTCCACCGACTCATCGACGAGGACCTCGACGCGCTCCAGGTCATACAAGAAGGCCGGCGGGAGGAGTACCGGAAGCTGCATCGGCAGCTCACTCCGAGTTTCTCCCACCCGCCGGCCGGCGTGCAGTAGGGCGCTCAACGCGAGATCGCGGTGCTATTCGACCGCATCTCCCGGGCGTGGAGCAGGTCGTCCACCGCGGCGTTCAGCTCGTCGACGAGCGCGTAGAGCCGAACGTACGGGTCGGCGTCGTGCTGAGCCTCGCGCACCTTCGCCTCCAGCTCGGCCACTCGTTCAGCAGCCTCGACGTGCTGGACCTCGGTGAACTTGTCGATGTAGGCAAGCTCGGCCTTCTCCAAGCGTGCCTCGGGCGTCATGCCCAGCAGTGAGTAGAAGCTCACGACGGCACCTCCTCGGTGAGACTGTGGATCTTGAGCACTGATCGCATCAGCTCCAGGTTGCGCCTGGCTGAGCGGATGTCGTACTCGGCCTGCAGGTTCGACCAGAACGAGTCCGACTGGCTGAATAGACGCCCCAGGCGCAGCGACATCGCCGCACTCACCCCACGCTGCCCACGGATGATCTCGTTGATCGTGCGCGGGCTCACGTCGAGCAGGTCGGCCAGCCGCCGCTGCGACAGGTCGTAGTCCTCCATGAAGTCCTGCAGCTGCTCGCCCGGGTGGATGGGCATCTCCGTTGCCATGCTGGCCTCCTCAGTGATAGTCGACAATCTGCACCTCCTCCGGTCCCGCGTCGGTCCATCGGAACACGATGCGGTACTGGTCGTTGATGCGGATGCTGTGCATCCCGTCGAGGTTGCCCGACAGCGCCTCCAGTCGATGCCCCGGCGGCACCTTCAAGTCGCTGAGTATCACCGCGGCGTGGACCCGCAGTAGCCGCTTGAGCCCCTGCTTGGCCAGGTCTCGGCCGTACCTCGCCATCGCCCCGGTCTCGCTGTTGAACAGCATCTCGGTGTCCGAGTCCCCGAACGACTGGATCACGCCCGCATCACCCCCGAAGTGTATCCCATTGCGCAACGGGCATCAATCATCCGCGGCATCCTCCTCGACCTCGGAAGTCGACTGCTCGTCGGTATCGTCGGCGCCCCACTTCGGCTTCTTGCCGGACCAGTAGGCGCGCTGCTGCTTGGTCAGCGACTGCCCGACCTCTCGCGGGGTGACATGCCCGCAGTACAGCAAGGCCGTGATCGGGTTGAGCCCGTAGGACCGAGCCAGCTCGATCACGTCCTCGGCGACCGGCATCCCCTCGTTGCGGGCCAGCCTGTTGGCCCAGGTCTGCCTGGCCACGCCGAGACGGGAGGCCAGCTCGGCGGCCGGCACATCGCGACCCACCGCCTGGCCGATCAGTTCCTCCAGGCGCTTCTGCTTCTTCACCTCAGCACTCCTCTCACTCGTGTCTGACCATGCCCTATTGCGGTGTGGCCGGCACTCATATTGCTCTGTGCCGGCAAGAAGGCCGCATACGCCTGATCGCTCAGTCGGTGCATCCTCTCCCGCCGACGTGCGGCAGCGAAGGACCCGCCGGCCCATTTGGCTTGGCGGGTCCTCCTCTTGTTGCGGTTCCCGGTTGCTATGTCGGCCACCCCCTACCCGAAGACGATCTCGCCGAAGAGCCCGACCTGGACCACGGCGTCGGCATCGAGCGCGTCGTAGTCGCCGAGCCGGTCGTCGGTGCCGTTGGTGCGGTTGAGCACGAGCATGCGGGTGTTGCTGTCACCCTCGTAGCCCATGTTGTAGAAGCCGACCTCGCCCGATGCGATCTTGTTGATGCCGCGGGCGATGACGTCGAGGTCGACCAAGAGGCGCTCGGGCTCATCCTCCTCGGCCTCCTCGCAGTCGACGAGGACGGCGTACGGCTCGTCGCAGTCCCACTTGTACTCGACCACCTGGGCCCAGTAGTTGACGCCGCCCTCGATGGCGGTGGTCAGCAGGGCTCCCAGGAACTCCTTGCGCTCGGCGCTGCGCTCGCGGGCCTTGATGTCGGTCATTTGATGCGAACCTCCTCGATGATGATGTCTGTCTTGCGGGTGATCTCGTACTCCTCGCTCAGTCCGCGGCGGAACTTCGCGATGGCCGACTCGGCGTTGGACGAGGTGATGTGGTCGACGATCGTCCGCCCGCCCCAGTCCTGCGGATGCCGGCCGCGCCAGGTGATGACGTACTCGTGCCGCTTGGCGCTCACTGGACAACTCCAACGACGTTGCGGTCCATAGGATCGCAGCACTCGCACAGGCACTCGTCGCCATGCCATTCGCACTCGCGCCGCGACTCCTGGTACCAGGTGGTCTCGTGGACCATCTCGCCGTCGTCGACCCGGTAGACACCCTCGGTCAGGGTGCCTTCGAGGGCGATGAGGCTCCCGTCCTCCTCGCATGCCTTGAGGTAGGGGATCTTCGACTCCAGCCACAGGCGCTCCCAGTCGCCCGTCATTCGGCTGGTCTCGCCCCAGCCGTTGTTCTCGATCACGCGAGACTCGTTGTCACAGTTGCACGTCACGGAATGCCTCCTTGATCGCGATGGTTGCGTACTCCGACAGCTCGACCAGGTTCTGACCGATGGCCTCGATGTCGCCGTCCTCGGACCACTCGCCCTCCTCGCGGAGGTAGCGGAACCGTCCGCGGATGTACAGCCACACGTCGCCGTCCTCGTCGACGTATGCCCGCAGCGCGCTGTAGGCCTCCTCCTTGGGATCGAGCCCGTTGTTCATGGTCACGCTCATGGGTTCCTCCTTGCGGAATCAGGAAGAGCCCCAGCCGATTTGACCGGGGCCCGCAGGTTGCTGGTTGGGGTCAGGTGCTCTGGAGCAGCGTGACTGAGACGTCGGCGTCACCGAGCCCGAACAGCACGGCGTCGAGAGCGCGGCCCTTGACTGCCTCACGGATGTCGCGGTTGGTGTCCTCCTCGACAGCGAGTTCACTCTCGCGGTACTCGTCCTCGTCGAACTCGACGGTGAAATTGACGTTGACCTTCACTTCTTCGCCCCCGCCGACTTCTTCTGCTCGACCATGAACGTGACCGGCTCGTCGTGTTCGAGCGTGGCCTCGAACAGGTCGCCAGCATCGCGCATGGAGAGATTGATCGTCGTGTCGTTGCCGTGGTGGTAGATCTGCCGCAGCTCGCCGGTGAGCCGCATGTCCACCCACTCGGCCCGCCCGTGATCAGGGTGGTAGTTGAATCGGACGTGGCTGTCGATGTGGGTGGCGTTGAGTTCGCCGGCCGCGATCGACTCGCCCTCGATGTGGTTCGCGTATGCCTGCTTGATCATGGTTCAGTGCTCCTTCATCCATGCGTTCAGTCGGTCGATACGGAGGACGGGATTCCATCCACCGCCTGGGGTTGAGTTGGTGATGATTCCTCGCGGGAGCGAGGGCATGTCGTCCTCCAGGACGAACTCGTCGTCGAAGTACGCATGCCCGGGCCGGTTGCTGTCGTCCTGGACGTACAGCTCGTCGGCGCTGTGGGACACCATGAAGTCGATGACGCGCTGCACGACGTTGCGAGGGGAGTACCACTCACGCTCGTGCTCGCGGCGGTCCAGCTCGATCAGCAACTCATTCAGCTCCGCGAACGGAATCTCGAAGCAGTGCGGTGCGTTGCGGATCAGCGAGTTGGCCACCTTGCGGGTGTGGCTCTCGAATGTTGTGTTGTCCATGTGCTGCTCCTCAGTCCTCGATGTATTCGTTGTCGGAGTAGGACTCGTAGCCCTGGAGTAGTTCGTCGCGGAAGGCGGACGGCGGCAGGACTTCGGCGGCCGTGATCAGCTCGTCCCAGTCCTCACGGCTCCAGCCGTGGCCCGGGTCGATCCCGCGCTCGACGAACTCATCCCACGACAGTCGGCGACCATCGAGGAACACCGACAACTCGGTGCTCGCGTCAGGGTCGCGATAGGTGATGATTTGGATCGTCGGCGGGGCGGTGGACAGTGACCGCAAGCTGGCAGCCGGTCGACCCTCGTACCAATCGGCCATGTTGGCTTCGATCTCCTTGATCGCGTCGTCCCAGGAGTCGGCAACGAGGGGGATCGTCCAGCCGTCGGTGAATGTCGCTGTGAAGTTAGTCATTTCAGTCCTCCTCGTCATCGGTGATGCACCCATCGAGTTCGTCGTCGCAGTCCTCGCAGCCGTCGTCGACGGTCGTTTCCGCGCCCCGGCACTGGCCACACACTTCACCGACGTGCACGTACGGCTCCTCGGCGTACTCGCGATCCATGACGGCCTCGGCGTCGTGGTAGTCCCAGAAGTCCTGCTCCAGCAAGCCTTCGTCGGTGAAGATTCCGTACTCGGTGGACGACATCAGAAGTCCACCCCCTGCCAGAACGCGAGGGCGGCGTCATCCTGGTCGGTGTAGTCCGCCACCCCGTCCGGTGCTGCGGGCAGCGCCATTGCGATGTACTCCAGCTGGTCGGCGCTCCAGTCGTAGACCGAGCCCAGGGAGTGCATGATCTTGGCGACAGCGAGCTGCGCCTCGGTCGGGTCGATCTGTGCTGCGATTTCGCGGATGTTCATCGGATCTCCTTGTGTCGGTTCAGTTCATCGGTCAGGACTTTGACTCGGTCGGCGACCGTGCCATCACCGGTCGAGGTGGAGGTGCGGCGGATACCGGCAACGCTGTCGAGGGCGATGGCCGCGGTGCCAACGCCGTCGCCCTGCGGGAAGACGAAGACGACTCGGCCACCCTCCTCGTCGACGAGAATGGCGGGCTGGTCGAAGTTTGCCTCGGCCCGGCGGATCAACTCCGCGGCCGCCGCATCCTTCGCCGCGCCGAGTGTCTCCCCGGTGCCCGAGACCCAGCAGCCATCGATCGAAACCGTGTGGCCGTACTTGTGTTTCGAGGTCGTGGCCTCGATGTTGACTGTCGTCGGCCGGTCGCTCACTGAATCCACACCCTCTCGATGTCGGCGATGTCGTAGAGCTGGGTGAGCAGCTCGTCGACCAGGTCTGCGTCGAGGTCCGCGGGTGGCAGTGCCTGGCACTCCATCTCCTCGACCAGGTCGGTCAGGTCGTACAGCTGGTTGTCCCCGGCGTCCTCGCCCTCGTGCGCCCACCACCGCGAGCCCTTGATCAGGCCCAGCAGGCGTTCGAGGAAGTACGCGCACTCGATTCCGCTCGGCTCGTCCGGCATCTGGTCGACCAGGTCGCGGTAGCCGTCGATGCGGAAGCGCCAGGAGTCGAGCCCGCGTGCCCGGCGGTCTGCGGCGATCTGATGTGTGGTGACGATGTGGTCGATGCTGCGTGTCATGCCAGTTCTCCTTGATCCTTTGTGCGCGACCATCGCGAACAACGCTGGGCACGAAACGATCTCGCCTCGTGCCCAACGCAACCCGTGCGGTCAGCTGGTGGGGGTGTCGCCCCCGTCGTCGTCACCCTCGCCGTCGCCGTCGCCGGGTTCGGTCGGCTCGGTCGGTTCGGTCGGCTCGGTGGGCTCCTCGGCCTCCGGCTTCTCCTTCTTCGGCATCTCCCACTTCGGCGAGGTCTTGACCTCGGGCTGCTCGGGCTGCCAGGCCGCACCGCCTCCACCGCCGGATGAGCCACCGGGGCCGGTGGATGTCACCTCCGGCGGACACGGGGCGAACTGGCCGTTGCCCAGCGGGAGCCTGCACTCCTCGGCCGGCGTCGCTGCGTGTGCCACCCCGCCGAACAGTGCCAGCGTCGCGGCGGCGGACAAAGCGATCAGCAGTCGCTTGAACATGTGAATCTCCGATCTATCGTTGTGTGCTCACGACCATCGCGAACAACAAAGGCACCGGACATCGCCCGGTGCCAATGCAATTCGTGCGTCGTCAGAAGCTGTTGAGCTGGACCGTGATTGCCCGACTGATCGAGGTGAACCTTCGCCGCTGCCAATCGATCTCCGAGATTGCATCCGACAGCCGGTCGGCCAGCATGTCGATCAGCTCGGCCATCGCCGTCGCGTCCTCGTCGTTGGTGTCCAGGTCGGCCCAGCTCCGCGCCGCCTCGAACAGTTCCTCGTCGGTCATCACTGCCACCTCCGACGAATCACCTGGATCGCCTCCTCGTGCTTGCGGCTCAGCCATCGACCGTCGGGCGACTTGCGCATCACCTCGAACTCATAGCCATTGGCCCGCTCCATCTGGTAGCCGAAGCCGTACGCCTCGTCCTGCGACCCGTAGACCGTGTCGCACATGAGATCCGCGTAGATCATGTGCGACGCGCAGGAGAGCAGGACCCGATACTCACTCGGCCAGCCAGGCTCACCGCCCCACTTCGATTGCGGCACAGCCATTTCATCCCTCCCAGATCTCGTCGTTGTAGTGGCAGTCGATCTCCGACTCGAAGTCCATTCCGAGCAGATCGGCGAGGTGGTGAAGATCCGAGATCAGGTCGCCGACCTTGGAGGTGATGGTGTCGCCGGACGGGTAGTTCTCGGCGGCGCGGAATGCGCGGAATGCCCGACGCATGTTGTCCCGGCCATCGCCGCGGGTGTCTGTCTCCGTGATGCCCTGCTTGGCGAAGTGGAGCAGCGCGTCGTCGGGCCAGATGTCGAGCAGGTGGTCCGCGCCGGGCATGGGTTCGAGGACGAACTCGGGCTCGCCGTTCTTGGTGTCGATGATTCGATCGGTCATGTCAGTTACCTCCAAGTGAGTCGAGCAGGATGTTGGCGCGGGCCATTGCGGGCTCGCACTCGATTTCACGGTCCGTGACGTCGGTCTGGACCCCTTCGTGCTGGTCTTCGATGGCATCGAGCAGCAGGTCGCGATGGTCGAGATCGTGGTCATCGAAACCGTCTGGCACGGCGACGTAGCAGGTGGTCTCGACCTGCTCGTAGATGGTGACCTTGATCGTCTTCATGGTTCAGCTCCAGGGTGTGTAGTCGATAGAGAGTATGAGACACGCAACGGTCGTGACGCAAACCAGCTTGACGTCGGCGATGAACGGTGAGGCGAGGAACGAGCGCAGGGTCACGACTGGGCCGCCTTGCGGTCGCGAGTCATGATGCGCTCGTCCTCGGCATACCTGCGCAGCACTGAGAGTGCAGTGCGGGCACCCTCGACCGCGAAGTGGGACGTCGTCGGCGGCACCAGCTCGTCGAGCAGGTCGATCAGACCGTCGACGTCGGCGAGGATCTTCTCGTTGTCGGTCACAACCCCTCCGCTCCCATGACCCGCGAGTCCAGGAACTCGATCGGAGCCTCGCCGTAGTAGACGCTGGAGAGCCCGACCTTCGCGAGAGCCCGATCCTTGGCGATCTCGTGGACCTTCTCGAAGTGGGCCATGTCCTTGGGGTAGTGGTGGAAGATGTCCTCCAGGTCCTCATCGGTGACCTTCACGTAGACGTCGACCTCCAGGGTCACCTTCACGGGGTAGTGGTTGCCGTAGCTCATGTCAGATCACGCCTTTCCGCGCAGCGAGTCCGCCGCGTAACGGTTCTCTTCGGCGAGGCATTCGTAGCCGTGCTCGCCCAGTTCGTCGGCCACAGATTCGATCAGATCGCACAACTCGGATGTGCTCATGCTCATGGTCACGCCACCTTCACGCGGTTGTAGCGCACGGGGATGTACTCGCCGTACTTCGATTGCCGGATCTGCTTGCGTCGCAGCGTCTCAGCGCGGGATTCCTGTCGTGTGCGTCGTGCCATGATCAATTCCTCCTGTGAGTAGTTCGTGGACCATCCGCGAACAGCAAAGCCACCGACACCTGTTCGGTAGCAATGCAATACGTGTTGGTCAGTTGGTGATGTCGTGCGCGATGCTGATCATGCTGCGACCTCGACCTCAGTGCGGAAGCATGACTTGACCAGGCCGCAGATCTTGTCGATGCCGTATCCGCCACCGGCGTTGTCGAGGGTGACCCGTCCGGCCGGTACCGAGATCTCGGTGTCGAAGGTGTCGCCGTACGCAGCGCCGTTCCAGCCGTCCCAGATCCACACCTCGGGCCGAGTGAGCGTGCCGCCATGCTCGGCCAGCTTTCGGGCTGTTGTGATGTCCAGGTAGACGAGAGCGACCAACGCGCCGCCGTAGTAGTACTGCTCAGCGCACAGGTCCCGAAGCCGAGCCATGTTCGCTGCCGTGACCGGAATGCCGCCGTCCTCCAGGACATCACTCGCGACCTCCAGCCACGCCGTCGGGTCGTCGTCGGTGAGAAGGTCGATGATCTCCTTAGTCCGAGCGTCGTCGGCGAGATGGATGCGGAACAACTGGTCGGGCGTGTTCGAGATCAGCTGCCGCTCCACGTCGGATTGATCGTGCTCCTCGATCGCGAACCGAAGCTCGTCGAACAGGTCGTTATCGATGTCGCGCAGCTCGGCACCGGTGAGACGCACGTCGTCGTCGACCGTGATGTCGTTGACGCGGAACAGGTCGTCCATCTCGCTCATCGCGCCGTCATATCGGCAGTCGAAGTACCACTCCGACTCATGGATCGAGTCGACGTAGCCCTCATCCATGTATTCGGCGATCTGCTCGTCCGACAGCTCGTCGCGGTAGTCGACGTAGACCAGGTGGAACTTGTGCGCACCGCTCTGCACCTCGGACAGGATGCGCTCGACCTCGTGACGCACTGCATTGTGATCAGTCATGATTGCCTCTCTCGCTGCGACCATCGCAGACAACAAAGGGCACGAGATCCACTCGTGCCCAATGCAATCGGTGTGGTCAGTGCTTGACGTAGTCGATCTTCGCGCCGACTCGCTTGGTGTAGTCGATCTTCGGGCGGCGCTTGGTCAGATTGACGCGCTTGGCCAGGGTCACTTTGCTCACTGGGTCACCTCCTCTGCGGTGAAGTTGTCGAGGTAGTCCAGCTCGTCGATGCGAGCGTTGACGTCCTCCAGGTCCCACGTGACCTGCTCGATGTCCTCGGTGCGGAACACTCGTGCCAGCTCGTCCTGTAGATGGCTGCGCCACTCGATTGCCTCGTCGCGAGACATGTCCTTGACGTACATCAGGCGGGCCGGATCTGTGTGATGTCGCCGATCACGTCGACCAGGCTCGACGTCACCGGATGGATGTAGTAGGTCAGCTGTGCCGACGCGCTTGTGCACTGTGCGACCCACTTGGACGTGCCCGGCAGATACGCCGTGTCGCCCTTCTCCAGGCGCACAACAGCCGCCCGTCCGCCGTCCTCGTCCTTGTCTGCGGGGATCTCCAGGATCGATCCCCAGTCGAAGTGAGTCATGTCAGTCCTCGTCCCACTCGTCGGTGAGCGCATCTCGCTTGCGCTCCAGTTCCCTGATCTGGTCGTTGATCTCCGCGATCTCTCGGCGTTTCTTGATCTGCTCGGAGTTGGCGCACTGGTAGCAGACCTGCGAGTTGGGACCGTGCTCGATCTCGTCCTCCTTGAAGACCTCGCACTCGGCGCAGACGTGCTGGTTGTAGGAGTCGGCGATGACTCGGCAGGCCTCAGCGAGTGCGTCGTCGCCCGCCATCGTGATCTCAGAGGTCGGTATCGCGGCCTCCAGTCGGTAGTACAGATCCTCGGCATCGAGTGTTGACATGGTGGATTCCTCCAGGTGAGTGGGTGGTCAGAGAAGTGCGAGGATCTCGTCGACCTTCGCGTCGCGGTGGCTGATTGCGAGGTCGATGAGTTGGGCATCGTTGGTGCGGCGACCCTCGCCGTACTCGAAGGTCCGCGAGAGCGCGACCCAGTAGCCGACGACTCGCTTGTCGTCGGTGCGTGCCTGCCAGACCGACCAGTTGCCGAGATCGGACGACAGGATGTCCAGCTCGACCGATCCGGCCCAAGCCTTGCCCATGCCCTCGATGACGGTGTGGGAGTTGGCCATGCACTCGGCATTGGCGCGGAGCGGGCCCGTGTCGGCGTTCGGATCGGCGACCACATAGCCGGTGGCCGACCAGTCGCAAGCGGTGTTGTGAGCGATGACGTGGTGCATTGGGATACCTCCAGGTGATGGAATGTCCAGTGATTACGGGACAACCAAGCGTCCGACACATGTTCGGGCGCAAGGCAATCAGGTAATAACCAGGCGAGCCAGACCGACAGCAGGTGCATGTCAGTCGCCGGTGATCTCGTAGAACTGGCCGTCGTACTCGGTGAAGTTGCCCTCGATGCGCAGATCGCGAGCGAAGGCCTCATAGTCGAAGTACCGGGCGACATGCTCGGGCACGCCTTCGAGGTAGCCGTAGTCATCGACCAGCGCGTAGGCGACTTCGAGCATCGTCTCGCCGAGCGGCCCGATCACACTGTCCTGTGTGTAACCGTCGGCGTACATCGAGCCGTGATGCTCGACGTAGGCGAAGTACTTGTCGGGATCGTCGCCCATGCGCTCGACATGGGCCAGGATCTCCGAGATCTGTTCGTACTCACCGATCTTGATCGGACCGAAGCAGTCGGTATCGGCGATCAGCCATTCCTCATGCGGTCCCGACCATTCGCCCTGCGCTTTGAGCTTGGCCGTGCCCAGCTCCAGGATCTCGGCGATGGCATCCTCGATGTCGCCCTCGGTGGTTGTGCTGTCCAGCTCGATCCACTGGCCGACAAGCTCACCGGCGTTGTATGCCGCGAGATCGCCGATCCAGATACGCGGGTTGTCCATGATGTTCCTCCAGTTGGGTTGATACCTGCGGACAATGCGCGGCACTGTTACCTGTACGAGACAGGCAACAGTGCCGACACAATCGGCAGAGATCAGTCGACGTTGCCCGACTTGGTCCAGGCGTTCGGTGTGTAGACCGCCTGGCCATCGCGGGAGTTGTCCTTGAGTTGGTCGACGTCGACCTGGACCAGCTTGAGCAGCAGTGTGTCGTCCATGTCCATTGTGTTTCTCCTATCAATCAGGCAGCGCGGATCGCTGCCACAGATTCCTGTGTGGGGACGGTATTGCGAACGATCAGATGCCAGGCCTTGCCATCGCCGATCTTGCGCCGAGCATGGTCAGCATCGCGCCAACGCTCGCCGACGATCCAGGGCTGGTGATACATCGACCCGCGGGCCAGCATCGTGCCATCAGGCAGGACAGCGACCTCGGTCGCGGTGTGAGCGGTTCCGTAGAGCGAGATCCCGGTGGACTTCGACGTCTCGACACGATGCTTCGGCTTCGAGATCGCCGTCATCGGCATTGCACTGTAGCGCGGCATCTTCGCCCACCAGTCGCCACGCTCGCCCTGCTCGACCCAGTAGGACCAGTCACCGGCGAAGTCGACAACCTCGGTCGCGGGGATGAAACCGTAGTCACGCGGCGACTCCCAATTGCTGTCATTCTCGATCCACTCGCGGACCGGGCCCTGACGCTTGGTCAGCGTGCCGCCCATCTGCTTGATCTTCCGAGTCGTGATCGCCGTCGGAACAGCGAACATGTCGCCCTGTCGGGTGACCTCGCGGCCCATTTCCTCGGCAGTGACGACAGCCTCAGGCTTGAGAGCCTGCAGGGCATCCTCGAAGCTGGAGACCTCACGCGGCAGCTCGGACAGGAAGTAGAGCGGGCGAGATTCCTGCCGATCGAATGAGGAGATGAAATAGGTGGTGCGGCTGGTGAAGTCATCCCAGCGGCTGGCACGGACATCGGCCTTGAAGACCGAGTCGCCGAGCCAGTGCCGGACCGAGTACCACTGATACTGGCCATCGTGGAGCGCGACCAGCTGCCCGCCGACCTTGCCGACATACTCGGTCAGCTCGTCATCCTTGTAGATGTACCGCCCGCCGAAGCTGCCATGACCGTCGATCGGCCCCATGCTGGCCGGTGGGGTGTCCGAAGCCTGGAAGTTGTATTCGTAGCCGTCGGCCTTGGTGGCGATGATCTCGATGGACTTGTGATCGATCCGAGCAGCATCGAGCGAGGAGAACGGGACGATCAGGTAGGGGATCTCGGCGCGCTGGACACCGGCGCGGACCTCCGACTGATGGCGCGTCGTCGACACCGAGAACGTGTCACCGTTCAGGATGGCCAGGGTCGGTTTACCCTCGGCATCCCGACGCAGGTGACCCATCGCGAAGTGTGTCCCGTAGGAGTAGATCGTGTCCCCGTGGGAGAACACGTTGCAACGGGCAAGCTCGGTCTTGAGATTCTTGGGGTTGTCGATCCACCGGCGGACCATCGTGTAAGCGTCGGACATGATTCCTCCAAATTGGTTGTGACATATGCGGACAACGCGCACCACCGAGAGACTCGATGGCGACGCAATCGGCACAGATCAGTTCGTGAGGGCAGCTCGGATGACTCGCCGCTGGAGATCCGAGAATCCGTAGAAGTGGACCGAGATCCGTTCCTGTCGATTCAGGTACGGATGCTCGTAGATCGACTCGACCCACTCGGTCAGGTCGTCGTAGCTATCCCAGTACGCGCCGATGTCCTCGGCGATGGCCACCGCAGCCATCGGTGTCGCGCCGATGTAGTACTCGGCGTCCCGTTCGATCTCGACATCAGTCGACCCGCCGTGCCCGTCGTCGACGATCTCGCAGACCGTGCGGTAGACAGCGATGCCGCGACCCTCGGGACCGGGCAGATCAGGCGTGTCCACCCGCCACTGTCGCGGGAAGTCGAAGGCGCAGGTGATGTAGTCACCGGCGGTGATCAGGTTGACGATGGACATGATTCCTCCAGGTAGGTCGGTGTGTACGGGACAGGCAACAGATCAGGACTGCGGGACGAAAGTGAACGAGGTCAGCGCAGGCTCGCCATCCGAACCGGTGTCGAAGATCAGGGTCGCGTCGTACTTTCGATCCAGGTCGCCCCATTGGTCCGGTGTGTAGGCGATCGAGACCCGTTCCGGCTGGTCGCGGTACAACAGGACCATGAACAGGACCATGCTGAGATCCGATTCGACGTCACTGTCCACGGTGCGGGCGGTATCGCAGTCCCATGCGGTGCGGTACTCCAGGATCAGACACCGGTCGGTATCCACATTCATCAGGGCATTGAACGCCTCGTCGCCGACGACGGTCTTGATCTCTTGAGCGATGGACATGATTCCTCCAGTTGTGTTGTGGACGGTCAGTGACGGGCCCGACACTTGTTCGGGCCCATGACTGACCGCACGTCCGAAGACGTACGGGACAGGCAACAGTTCAGACGCGGACGTATCCGTTCGCGAAGTCGAGAGCAGTGTCGAGGTAGTCCGACGAGAAGATCCGCGAGTCGCCATCGTAGACATAGCTGATGCCATGCCGACCGGTCTTCTCGACCCGAACGGACGTGGTGCGACCCTTAGCGTCGCAGACGTTCAGTGTGCTGGTCATGCTTGTTCCACCCCGCAGACGTCGTACAGGTAGCTGCCACCATCGGCAGTGTCGAAGCCACCGAAGTCCCAAGACACCGGCGAGAACTTGCGCTCGATCCAGTCCTGGGCAGCGGCGAGACTGGTCACCGCGACGACATGGGCAGGGCAGTCGACGAAAGCCTCGCGGACCACGAGAATCTGTTGCATTGGATACCTCCGAGAGTTGTGGTGATCGTACGGGACAGGCAACAGTCTCAGTAATCGGCCGCGATGGCAGCCGACAGAGCGCGTCGCGAGGTGAAAGTGGACTTGGACAGAATCCGGCCGCCCTTGGTGCGAGTGATCACGGTACCGGCGGCATCGACACTACCCTTGCCGTGGAAGTCCGCCGAGATCTCGACAATCCGGCCGCCCTTGGTCTTGACCGAGCGTGAGGCGTGGAACTTTTGGACGTCCAGGTGACCGCCCCGGCCGACACTGGTCGCAATGTGAGTTGTCCATCCGAGCTTGACCGACTTGTCGCGCTCGATCTCGATAGCTTGCCTACGTTTCGCCATGATTACCTCCGAGTTGTGTTGTGGGGCTTGACATCTTAGGGAAAGCGACCGAGTGGCACAGATGACCTATCGGTCGCCAACCTAAGTCTGTCAATCAGGTAGTTGTTACGCGCTTTCGCGGTGTGACCAGGAGATTCCTGGCAGTCGCGTGGCGGATTGCGCCGCCCGTCCGAAGTATTTGGTTCGCACATGACCCATTACTGGCCCATGCACTTGTCGCCGTTTCATGCTGTCAGCTGACCCTAGACCTATCAGTTAGTAGCAGTGACCTGCGCTTATGGTGCGCAGGCACCTTATCCCAACGGTCTCGTACCCTCGCATAGACTCACGTCCGGATACTGGCCCAACCTGGCAAGTTGTGGCGACGCTACTCGCAACCGTGGGCACTAAGTGCCCAACGTCTGCGCTCACACGTCGCCCCGATTATTCGCGACCGATTCACTATGGAGTTCTCAATGTTCACGTAGGCATGACTCACAAGCGTCTGGGAGTGGCGCCATGCCATGCGTCACCAGACGGTAGTGTTTCGTCCCCCGCGTGGTCGCTACTCACGTCGCATCGGGTGGTGCTTTGGCCACTACTGGCCGTGCACTGTCGCCGTCCCCCGCTAGGTCTCTGACCTGCGGTTCTAGGCGTCTGGCCTAGGCGGTCCGCGTGTCGTGCTGGTCATTTTCTCACCTCCCGTCTGGCCCCGGTGGGCCGCTGCTTTCGATGTCACAAAGCTAGCCTACCGTCCGAGACGTGCAAAAACGTCCTGACCTGCACGTTCACCACATCGTCGCAGGTCAGCACGTGCAAGAAATTTTCCCTGTGACGTACGTCACACTGCTCTGACCTGCGGTTTTGCCGCCCAACTGTGGCGCAGGTCACACGTCGCGGGCTCTCGAACGGCGTTCGGTCGGCCATTTTCGGCGTTCTTAGGCCACCCTCATAAGTGCTGCTCAGAGCGTTTTTAGGGTGCCCTCACTTGCGCCCTGGTCGCCCGACGTGCGTTGCGCGTGCCGAATCGGGCCCATCACCGCAGGTCACGGGCGGTTTTTGGCGCGCCAACTAAGCCAAGCCTAACTCGCATCGTCGCAGGTCAGAGCGTTGCGACCCGCTAAGCGGACCGCGACCTCGGCCGGCCGGGGCATCGCCGCAGGTCAGAGCGTTTTCTAAACGGACCGCGCAGGTCAGAGCGTTGCGCGGCGCTCGCTAGGGCTCTGACCTGCGGTTATGCGCCATCGTCGCAGGTCAGCGCGCCGAGTGTGACGTCGGTCACAGCGCCCTCGCGCACCCTGTCTGACCTGCGCAAACGTCGCATCGTCGCACGTCAGAGCGTTGGGGGAGGGCTGCTATATGTCAAAGGGCCGCCCGACCGAACGCTCGCTCGGTTACCGGCCAGTAGCACCCTACCGAACGCTCGTTCGGTGAGCCTGACCTGCCCAACCGAACGCTCACTCGGTAAGGGCACCCTCACCGACCGAGCGCACGTTCGGCTACCGAACACTCGCTCGGTAAGGGTGCCCTAAGACCCCTCCCCCCGTCCGCCGGCGCGGGCACGCAACGCTC